TCCAGAATTATGGAAACAATTAACAAAAGTGTATTTTCGATAAAATAAATGGATTTCATAAAAAATATAACAGAAACTATACAAAGTATTATATTAGAATACATATATAAAATTAATCTTGAATAGAAAACGACACTTTTGTTAATTGTTTCCAGAATTATGGAAACAATTAACAAAAGTGTATTTTCGATAAAATAAATGGATTTCATAAAAAATATAACAGAAACTATACAAAGTATTATATTAGAATACATATATAAAATTAATCTTGAATAAAAAACGACACTTTTGTTAATTGTTTCCAGAATTATGGAAACAATTAACAAAAGTGTATTTTCGACAAAATAAATAGATTTCATAAAAAATATAACAGAAAATATAAAAAATTGATTCAGAGATTATGATCTAAGTTGATGACATAAACACAATTAATTAAAGAAATGACACAGTTACTATTAATATGCGCATTGTATGTCATCAAATCGTCAATGTCCTTCTTATTGACACCGTTGTCTAAGAACATCGAATCTAAACCCTTAATGTTTCTACCTGATGATTATGATGATAAATGGGAAAAACGATTCAAACATCTTCAGAACAAATGGAATGAAAAGCCATTCACTCTTAATGACGAAAATTCATATTTACAGAGTGTAGAGTCTGATGTTCCTGATAAATATTGCGCAAATTGCAAATATTTTCGAAATAGTAAAGGGGGTGACAATGAAGATGAAAATTTGGCAACTTGTACCGCATTTCCAATTCAATATATGTCAGTCGATTCGAATAAAGACAGAGATTATTTGGCAAGTGAGTATTATTGCACAATTGCTCGATATTTTGAGTGCATGTGCGGAACATCGGGGAAGAGATATATTGAAAAATAAATTATAGAGTTTACATGATTCTGGTTTCATTGGTTTGTTCACAATATCTATTCATAGTTCGAACTAAAATTCACATAGTGTGATATGACATAAAAAAGTTTAAAAAAAAATAATACACGTTTTGTTTTATTTTTTTTTGGTAAATCAGTTTACGAGATATAGTGAGCAAGAATAAAAAAAAGCATTATTTTCGATAAATAATTGAAAAATTAATTAATAAGTTGTCCTTCTTCTGGAGTTAAAAACACCTTTTTATCATTATTTTCAGCATTATAAATCGATTGTATTTCCCGCATAATCATCTCTAAAATAATACATAATTCACTTACTAATATTTTATTGTTTGTTATTCCATTAGAATAATTATATATCTCAACTTTTTTGAGATTTGATAATTCATTATTCATTTTATCAATTACTTTTAATATATTGCTTTTACCGGATTTTTCAATTAAAATGGCTTTATCTTTATTTTCATCATTCATATTTTTTATTTTAAAGACGGGTGTTATTGATTTTTCTTTATAGGTTGAAAAAAACCCAATGAACGACTCATTCATATTTTTAGGCAAGACTTTAAATTTGGCTAGCAATTTTCCATCCACTTTTATGATTGACCAGTCATTTATTCGATATACAAATAATTCAATCGTGTTGGAAATAGCAATACATGTATTGTTTATTATAAGACGGTCATCAAAATAAGATTTGAATTCTTTTTCAATATCTTTATATTTTTCATCAACAGCAGAGTTTGAATATATGTGTTTAATTATGACCAATTTATCAGATAATATGCAAGTATCTAAATAATGATGAATCAAGTATTTTTTCATCTTGCTAATATTCATAAGATGTTTCATGACATAATTCTTCACTTTTTTGAATCGGTCGTAATATTTGTCGTGATTTGATACTTTTCTTTCATTAAAGATATTATTGAATATTTTATCAATTCCATTGACAATAGTATCAAAATTATTATCTATTTCTAAATTTGTTTTTTTAGATTGTATTATTATTTGGTCTGGATTGTATTCTATTGGTACATACCGATCATATAAAGATGCATTATCGTCTTTGAGTTCTAAAGGTTGAAATAAATAAATATCATTTTTATTTTCTAGTATTCCTATTCTACCGTATTTATCTTGTAAAACCAGATTTTTATTATTAACCATAGTTGATAAGGCGTTATATATTTGTTGTATTGGATATGGTTTCATATTATTTATCAAATGGATTAATGATTCCCGTTTATAGAAATGTTGTTCTTTGAATAATTGTCGAATTTTGTCCATTATTCTTAAATTATTGGTCGTTATAAAATCTAAACTATAAGAGGTCATATCAATTGCCGTTATTTCTTGTTTTGAAGAACATTTCATATCGCAACTCCCCATATAATCACATATATCTGTAAATGGTCTATCACCTATTTGATAAATTATTTCTTGTTTATTTGAAGAAAGTGTTATAGATATATTCTTATTTTCTGCTATTTTGTTTAATTTTTCAATAGTAAAATCGGATTGCTTTATATTTAATAAGCAATCCACTGATATTTCCTTTAGTAATCGACTTATTTTACCTATTTGTATAGCTTTTCTTTCAGCCATTCTATAAACATACAAGTCAGCACATTCTTTTTCATCCCCAGTTAATGAAGCATGTAAGTATATCTCAACATTTCGTTCCTCAAATGGTAGATTACAATGACTTAGATTACGAACTCCTCTACCGATAATTTGTTCCACACGACTTAGATTATACCATGGATCCATAACATGAATTTGACGTATGTTTTTGAAATCTAATCCTTCAGCACCTGCTCTCGAAATTAAAATCACCTTTACTTTTTCACCATAATTATTTTTTAAATCGTTAAAATAGGCTAGGTCATCCGCGTTACTTGGAGAAAATATTTTATTACCTGTTATCATCATGTATTTAGCAGGATGAAATTTAGTTTCTTTCTTAATTTTGCTTTTGATATCATATTGAATAGCATCAATCTGTTCTATTGGTGGGTCTTGAACATCTAATATTGAATTATGATAATTTGTAAATCCCATTTCTTCTAATGCAAGTGCCATTGGCACCAATCCACTATAAAGATATTGAGAATAAATGAGAATTATACCAGTAGACTTGCGTATTACACTACAAATACTTGATATCTTTGAACTATATTTGCTTATTTCCGATTCTTTAAATATTCTTTTTGATTTATCTTTATAATTAAGTTTGAATATTTCATTACCTTTTTTAGTTGAATCCATAATTTCTAATAATCCTGATTCACCTACATTTACAATAATAGATGGATAAACTATATTCAAAGCTTGGATAGGAATTTGCAATGTATCATATCCATATTTTTCCACTTTATCATCTTCAAGTTCCGTCATTTTTATTCTATTCATTGTCTTTAAATAGAAATCCTTTTGATAACCAATAATTGTTGAAAGGTAAGGTTGAACTGATTTTAATTCTTTATCATTCTCTATAATTTGATTATTGTTTAATTGTAGAGTTGGTCTTTTAATTTCCAAAAAGGTTTTTGTCTTATCAAATGTATTTGGATATATTCTAAATGGGAAAGTATATGGATTCTCTCCTCTTACATAGGATATATAACCAGATAATTTACGTTTTAATAGTTCTATACCACTTTCTTCACCATTAGATGGTTTTAAAAAATTACCATCTGAATCAAATATCATCCTTGAACTTACTTTTGGACGTCCATCATTCAAGTTCAACAAATTAGTTATCCAAATGATTTCTTTAAACGAATTATACATTGGTGTAGCAGAAAGTAATAATAGACGAGTATTATCTGCGTGTTCTACAATATGATAGAGTAAATTCGATGCTACTTTTGATTTTTTGTTATCTTCTTCAGAACGTAGATTATGTACCTCATCAATGATAATCAAACGATTATTAAAAAAAGTTTTTGCATTATTTATTTGCGTATCTATATTATTATTACCCGTTGCTCCTTTTATACATTTTGAAGCGTAAATACCAAATTCTATGTAACCAAAAAAATGATAAGATGAATTTATTATATTCTGAATGTTTGATATAATTTGAGATTTAGTCAATCCATTTACATGAGTTGGATTCATTTCATTTAATAGTGAGTTACCAACACAAGATTTTATATTCCAAACTCCCGATTCTTGTTTCAATTTACTAGGGTCGAATAATTGCATTTGAAAATTCTTTAGTACATTAGGTGCGGCAATAACCAAAATATATTGTTCTCGTCTTTTTATTGTACTAAATCCAATTTGTTTAATATATGAACGCATTTCTTCGGCTACACCTATTGCACTACATGTTTTTCCAGAACCCAATCCATGGTACAAAAGTAAACTATTATATGGTGTTTGTATGGATAAAAAGTTTCTGACAAAAAGTTGATGAGGCATTAATTCAAATTCCGCTTTGCATAAAAAATTTGATTGTTTTTTTATTTCCATCAAATTTCCATCATATTGAGTATCATTGAATTCCTTTTTACTCGCAATTTTTAAATTGAATTCAGGATCATCTAAATCAGGGTAGAGATAATCGAATGTATCCACAGTGACATCAATATTGGCATTATTATTGGAATTATTATTACTAGCATTATTACTGGAATTATTATTACTAGCATTATTACTATCATTATTAACATCATTATTAATATCATTCTGTTCAATACCATCAATATTGGAATTATTATTACTCGCATTATTAACATCATTATTAACATCATTATTAATATCATTCTGTTCAATACCATCAATATTGGAATTATTATTACTCGCATTATTAACATCATTATTAACATCAATATGTTCAATACCATCAATATTGGAACTGGAACTACTATCATTGGAACTGGAACTACTATCATTGGAACTGGAACTACTATTATCGGAACTGGAACTACTATCATTGGCACTGATATCATTCTTTACATCAACTTGCCCAATACCATCATCAACATCAATCGGTACAAAACCTTCTGTCTTTTTTTCGGTGCTTTTACATTCACCATTTTTCATTCTTCGCGTTTTCTTTGGACATCTTTTAAGTCTTTCTTTTTTATTGAGTACTACTAGTTTAGGAGAGCCTGATATATTAGGATTTAATACATTAATGATAATATTTTCTGTCTTTTTTTCGGTGCTTTTACATTCACCATTTTTCATTCTTCGCGTTTTCTTTGGACATCTTTTAAGTCTTTCTTTTTTATTAAGCTCTACTAGTTTAAGAGAGCCTGATTCTGTCTTTTTTCCAGTGCTTTTACATTCACCATTTTTCATTCTTCGTGTTTTCTTTGGACATCTTTTAAGTCTTTCTTTTTTATCATCAACAATTGGCACACCGTTATAAAGGCCTTGAGATATATTGTTATCGACAGGTCTGATTGGATGTTTAATGATTGGATGTTTCTTTTTGATTTGAATAACGACTTTATCTAAATCCATTTGTTATTGTTATACAATGAACATATAAAAAATATTATCAATTAATCCAATTTTCCCTTAGTGTGTTTTCAATATTAGTTATTAATGTTTTTTTTTCAAAATTATATGGTCGAATTTCCTCCATACATTTTTCATAAGTTTTCCATTCCATTAAACTTACTTCAGATGTATCAAAATTATCATTAATCAATGTGTCATTATATTTCATATACATCAAGTAATATTTATGTTTATAAATCTTGTAATTTGATCCGATAAATACTTCTTCAAATGGAATGATGTTCTTTATATGAATTAATGTATTGATATTATATCCTGTTTCTTCATTCATTTCACGTAATGCACAATCATAATCTTTTTCTGAAAAATTTCGACGTCCTTTTGGAAATCCCCATTCGGGATATATCCATGTCTCACTTTCATTACTTTCATCGATTAATAATGTCATTTCACTTTTACCATCGATGATATTTCTTTTTAGAATATTAAATTTGGTAGACGAATTATTTTCTTCTGATTTATAAGAAGATTGTGATAAATCAGAATTTTTCCAAAGGCTAATCCATAACTCAATAAAAGTATATTTAATCAGTTTATTTTTTTCATCATTTGTCATTTGCTTCATCATATTAATAATGTATTTTTTGTCATGGGTAAAATATTTTCCTCGTATAAAATCTATATATCCAAGGGTATCTTTTCGTCTAATCATTAAATACTCACGTTTGCCATGAATCATTCTAAATTGAACTACTCCAAGACTTATTATAGGTGTCTGACAATATTTAAATAAATGACCATAGTTCCCACAATTATTACATACATCTTGTTTCTTTTTACCAAAATTAATCCTGAAATTTTTCTTCTTATCTATAATAGACATATTAACATTCTATATTACCCAAACTCTATATTTCTACCGTTGAATATATATATATATATATAAGAATGATGCCGATTTTTGAATAATATACTTATAATCATCTACCAATTGAAGTTGTAAAATCCACTTGTGGGATTATCCATATTAAGTATTACCATTTCGCAAGATAAATATGTTATATGTATCTTTCTCATAATATAAAAAATGATATCGACTGCTTCATTCATTCGATTTCTCTCTCTAACGCAATATTGTTTCCCCATCAACAGTGGAAACAATACATTTAAGTTGAAAGTCATCACTTTTAAAGAAAATATAAATACAAAGGGGCGAGGATAGTTAAAATTATTTGAGCCGCTTTGAAATCCTTTCTGTTATTTCTTCAATAGCAATTTCTACACCTTCGGTCTTATCATTCAAACGATTCGAATCATAATCACGAAAAATATCTTCCCAACTATCACAACCATGATAACTATAAATCAAATCAAATATATGTTTTTCATTTTTAGAAATGATTAAATAGATATCCAACATTTTTTTTTGATCTTCTAAACTCCAGTCAGAAAAAACATTATTTTGGTCTTTTATTTGATCAAGTCTTTTTATTATACTTTCCATTGACATCTATTATATTTTAAACAAAAATTCTTTTTATATTGTTTTAAAATACTATTCCAATTTATTTGAACATCAATTTATTGGATGTAGAGAAGACATTAAAAATACATTAAAAATACATTAAAAATACATTAAAAATACATTAAAAATACATTAAAAATACATTAAAAATACATTAAAAATATATGTTATATAACTATATGTATTTTAAGAAAACGAAAGACGTCAACCCAGATCAATGGGGTCCTAATTATTGGTTTGTATTGCATTGTACTGCCTATAATTATCCTGAATATCCAAATGCCATCACAAAAAGAAAATATTACGACTTTATACAAAATATTCCATTATTTCTACCAAATCAAACCTTTGGAGAAAACTTTTCAGTTTTGCTAGATAAATATCCCGTCTCACCTTATTTAGATAATAGAGATTCTTTCGTTAGATGGGTTAATTTTATTCATAATAAGGTAAATGTTAGTTTAGGAAAGGCAGAAATATCTCTTTACACAAGTTTAGATATATATCATGAAAAAATGGCAAATACAACTGTGGCAAAGGAAATGTATTTTTCTTTGAATAACGATAATAAAAAACGAATTTTTTATGCCTTACAATTATTTATTTGGATTTGGTTCATATATACATGGATATGATGAGTTATTTTTTCCTTTCACTATATATATGCGTATCGAAATAGTCCTTATATTAGTTTCGACCTTTCTAATGGCAAATATTTACACGGACGGAAAAATATTGAAAAAAGCCCTTTCTTTGAAGAAATATTATCAAATGGCAGGGATATTTTTTGCCGCATTATTTGTTTATTATTTATTAAAAAAGAATCCCTTAAAAACAAAAGAAATTTTGTTAGCATCGAACGAATATGTTAAATACTTACCCATTGATAAAAACACATCAAATATGATTTTACCTATATTGGATTTCACTACAAAATCAAATTTTTATGGTGACGGGATCACTAAAAATTATCCAATAACATCCGTCACAAACAGTAATGTACAACCAATGAATCAACCAGTTAAAGCTACCAAACGTTCAGTCTCTGAAACAAAAAAAAAATTTGTTGCCGCACGGCAAAACTGGAAATGTGGTGATTGTCATAAACAATTGACTGCGAGTTTTGAAGTAGATCATATTGTGAGATTAGAGCACGGTGGAAGTAATCATCAGGATAATTTAGTAGCACTTTGTAGACAATGTCATGGAGATAAAACAACAATTGAAAATTTATAATATTTTTTTTATTTAATGTCTATCCTCCAGACGATGAATACAGAGGTTTTCAAATCCCCTCGGTGATCCGGGGGCACCGAATGGGAAAGCTTAATCATATCTATTATTATTTTTGTAATCACGCATATCAAAGTATTTTGCATTCCTATGCATTTCATAATCATAATTTTTTTGTTTGTCTTTTTTGAATAAAGAAAATCCCAATATCTTATCACACGCAAAGTGTTGTAAAACTATTTTGTTCTCATGGTCCAAGTCTCTATCGGAATTATTTGTTGGTAGTAACCAATAATCACATGGATTTCTAACACATCCATCAAATTTACTGGTATCCATGGCACTGGTGTCTACATCTTTACGTACTATACTGTATTTTGTATGAAACGTAGAATATAAGCTTGTTGGATGTAAATGTATTTTGAATTCTGGACCAAATGAACACTTGGTTCTATCAACATGAACGTCCCAATGATTCAAATACTGCCACTGAGGACGTCCCTTATCATTTGTTCTTGTCACAACAGAACGTCTAATAAATATTTTCATTACAGCACGTTTCAATTCGAATTTAAAATCTGTCTTTGAAAAAACAGTTTGAAATGTACAATCCATTTGATATATCTTGGATAAAATATCCCCTGGCATATCAAATAATGTTTTCATCGTAGTCATCTTTAATTGTGATATTATCACAAACTATATATATATTCATTTAAAAAATTGGAAAAAGTGTTTCAATTTTTTAGATTAATTAAAAGTCGAAACGTTTTTTCTGATTTTTTAAAAAAAATATAAATATATTTTGTAATAAGATAACAATTAAAAATGTACGATTCTTCATTCTATTATGAAATAGTTGTAGAAAATGAAATAAAAATGATTATCCAATTTTCAGAAGAAAATAATGTATACCCTGAAGAGGAATATATGGATTTTGAAAGCTACGAATGTTGGGATAATGACGATAGATACATTTTGTACCGCGATTATACAGGTTATTTATGTATTAAATGTAAAACGATTGATGGAGATATTATTCAGTTTGAGATTGAAGAAATAACGAAATTAGGACCGATTGAGTAATAAAATGATTTTATTGACCAAAAATTTAAAATTAAAAAAAAAATAGAAATAAATATAAATTTTTTTAAATTTAATTTTTTTTTGCCCGTCAATTCAAAATATATATGACCGTTTATTTCTCAAGATGAAAGATAATTTTATTTTAATACAACATTGAAAATTTGAGATCGACCACAACTATAAGTTAAATACCAAACTCTCAGTTGTTCATTAGTCGAACCCAGGTTATCACCAATCATCCAACCAATTTTTTGCAAACCACTATTGTTAGAAAATATAACATTAATCGAATAAACCGACGCTGTATTCGGAAATACTGTTTTTTTAGGAATTTTGCTTATTAAATCATATCTTGGATCTTCTTTTTTTATCTGATTCATGTATTTACCATTTCGGCGCTTTAGAGTACCGTCATATAATAAAATTGCATTGATTATTTCATCAGGAAGGTTATTATACACCGTTTCCATTATTTTCTTATATTATGACAACTAGGAATGAAAGTAAAGTGATATAAAATATCTAAAAAAGCTTTTCAATTTTTTAATTCCTGAGAACAAAAAATTAAATTAAAAAAAAAATACATTTATGAAATTATATCATACACGAATTCAATCGTTTCGCCACTCTTGGACTCCTTGAATTTCCCACTCTTGTCGATGAAACAATTTCACCCATATTTTTCTAAAAGAAAACTCATATTGATTAGTCGAGAGTAGGGTAAAAGATTGATGTTTATTCATAACAGCTATAGAATATGGCATTTTAGCATCTATAGAATATGACGTTTTAACATCTATTATTTCGTCGGGGTTTGTGATGTCTTTTATAATAAATCCCTCGGGTATATTGTGTTGAACTGAACCATAATCGTTTATAAAATCAAGACAAGCATGTTCAGAGTCTATAACACAAATCCGTACAAATAATCCATCGCATAATTCCGATACAATTGTTTCTCCGACAATGATTGAAAAAACCTCGCTCATATTAATGATTGATAATATGTTATTAAATTGTTTTTCAGTTCAATTTTTAATAATTTTCCGTCCAATATTTGATTTGTTCATTTAAGTATTTTATTCTTCCATCCCATTATTTTTGTTTGTTTTGTTTGATAACCGTAATATCTATAGGACAAAGTTAGAAAATTGATTCATATTTTCATTTATAAACAACAAGGCATAAATTAATTAAACACAACAATAATAAAGATTTTATTTCTGATTTTTTTAAAAGGATACAAATATATAGTTTGTAATAAGATAACAATTAAAAATCGAAACGTTATTTCTGATTTTTTAAAAAGGATACAAATATATAGTTTGTAATAAGATAACAATTAAAAATGTACGATTATTTATTCTATTATGAAATACTTCTAGAAAATGAAATAAAAATGATTATCCAATTTTCGGAAGAAAATAATGTATATCCTGAAGAGGAATATATGGATTTTGAGAGCTACGAATGTTGGGATAATGACGATAGATACATTTTGTACCGCGGTTATACAGGTTATTTATGTATTAAATGTAAAACGTTTGATGGAGATATTATACAGTTTGAAGTTGAAGGAATAACGAAATTAGGACCGATTGAGTAATAAAATGATTTTGTTTTAATCTTGATTAAGAGGTATTGATTTTTATTTTTTTCATTTACAAAGAGGTATTGACATGTTTTTCTCGTAATAATATTCGTGAATCATCTCTATAAACTTCGAAAAAATCAATATTGCTATTATAAAGGGGATCGTTATTTACATATTGTTCGTTTGTAAATACTTTCCCGCTAAAGATTCTTGTAGTATTATGTACAATATAAATTATATGAAACGAATTAACATCAAATATTAAAACAGAAAAGTCATTGTCGGGATACATAAGCTCGTCTGATAACCATGTTAGAATACCACGCATTATAAATTGGAAAATATGGGAATCTCCGGGTAATATCCAATAAGATGTGGAAACATAATTTCGTAACCAATAAAACCAAGATTGTATCCTAAGTTCAGTCAGAATTTTCTTTTTTAAAATATCTCGATAAGTAGAGTCATATTCATAAACATGCGCCACTAATTCTTGCGGAAGGATATCGAAATAGGTTGTCATCAATGAGATATATTTCGAATAGACTCTAATTCGTTATTTTTATATATTATTTCAAATTTAAAAATCTATAAATTATCTTACCAAGATAATACAAATAATACAAACTGGAATGAAATCTGGTTACACTCGCTGCGCTCGCCGGCGCCGAAGGCGCATCATCAAAAATATCTATAGGACAAAGTTAGAAAATTGATTCATATTTTCATTTATAAACAACAAGGCATAAATTAATTAAACACAACAATAATAAAGATGACTTATTTTCAGTTACTTCCACAAGATTTATTGAACAAAGTTTATGAGTATGACAATACATATAGGGAAATATTCAAAAACGAAATATCTATCGAAATATGGGAAAAATCATTCGAATTTTGGTTACGTTATCATCACAGAATAGATTCTAGACAAAATTCTCTACTACCAATTATAATGCCAATTATGTTCAATAGATTGTATTTTGATAATGTATTGAAAATAAGAAAAAAACCAAAGATTGAAAATTCGTTTAATATTGTATCTAGTAAGAAAGATAAATATTATTACCTGCTAAGGGACATTAAACCGTATCCGAGTGATATCAAATTTAACATATCAGATAAATGTATTTTTGTAGAAATCGGTTATGAATGTTTTGAAGGAGAAATTTTCAATGATAAAAAAAAAGCGATAGCTGAACAAAAACAATATTATGAATCATTTCCCACCGGAAGGGTCCATTCTGATGGAACAGTATTCGTGATCGAGCGTCGTGATTGGTAGCGAACTTAACGATTTATGAACGATCGTAATATTCTATTGTGGATTACGAGTTTTTTTATCGTGTAGAATATTGGGATGACAAGTCTATAAATCGAATTATACATCTGAAATCAAAAATCTGTAGAATATATAACAATATGATTAACATCATCAACAACAACCTCAAGAACATAATATCAATTGTTTCAATATTGGTTCTTGGTATTTTTTTATACAATATATCAAATAATACACAAGATGATGATAAGACTTATTTATATGTTTTGACGATATTATTACCATTTATCGTTTTCTTTTCTTATTCATCTAGTCTTATAAGCAATTCGTTTAATAAGGTCATTATCCTTGGTCTTATTGTATCAATCTTTATCATAAACATTTTATATTATTTATTCACGGTATTTCATTTCCCATTTGTCTTTGTTTTATTTTTATCCTATTTTTTCATTACAAGTATTATATTAATTACTTTAGCTATATTTTTTCAAATCTTTTCCAAGTATCTTATAAAAATCGGTGGTATTCCTAAATTTTTCGTATTATTTATTTTTTACATACCATGTTTATTGATAGATTTAATTCATTTATTTAGGGAACAACTTAAAATAACGCCTAATATCACATATACCTTGTTCATATTGGAGATTATATTCATTGTCATTTACATAATCATTAGCAGATATATAAATTTACCTGCAAAAAATACAATTGAATTACATAAAGATGATTTCTTTCTAGATACCAAGAAAACGTTACAATTAAATTCTATTGAAATGATTGGTAATAAAAATTATTCTATCTCTTTTTGGGTATTTATGAATACACCAATAACAAAGAGTCAATTTCCACTTTTTTGTTATGGTAATCAATTAAATCCAAAACCCATGATGACCTATGGATATGATGAAGGTGAAAAACAATATTTATACACTATTTTTTTCAGTAGAAAAACAAGTATAAAGATAACAGTACCAAATCAAAAATGGAACTATTTTAATTTCAATTATAACGGTACAAACGTTGATTTGTTTATTAATGGTATTTTAGAAAGATCAATTAATCTGTCAAATGATATGCCTACATATGATCTATCAAGTGATATTTCGATTGGTAGTAATAAAGAAAGCATTAATGCTGTCATTTCAAATATTTCATTTTGTAAAATACCCTTGAGTACCCTTCAAATTTTAGGTATTTATCGATTAGGTAAAATATATTCTTAAAAATGATCATGTAGTGATTTTTAACGTTCATCGTCTGGAGGATAGACATTAATAAAGCATTCTATGTTTAACCAGAAATATTTCATTATCAGAATAAAGCAAATCATCTTTGTAATCACTATAGTATCTTTCCCAATTTTTTTTAGAAAGTGCAAATCCACTAAATATCACAAGATTTATTTCGAATTTTATGTAGATATGATAAAATTGTCCAAATGTTTCAACTATCGATACCATTAGATCACTTGGGTGATAATTATTGAAATAAAATGATTCATTTATTTTACATATGTCGATTGAACTTCTAAGAATTGTATAATATGAATTATACGATTCTTTTACTTCTGCCCAGAAAATCTCAAACCAATATGGTATTATGCACCGACAGATACTTTTAGCAAATGCATCATCATAAATGAAATTTATATTTGATCGATATCTTAACTTAACGTCATGATTTCTAAACCAAACTATCCATGCTTTCTTGGTAACTTCTTTTAATACTTTATTTTTAAAAATTTCTTTATAAGTGTTATCGTATCCATAAATATGACTCAATACTTCCGTTGGAAGACATCGTAAATAAGTTGACATTTTAAATTTAACTGTATATTATTTAATTTATGAAATAAAAAGCCAATCAATTTTTTAATATAACACAATCAAAATCATTAGACATGATTATTTTTATGAATTATAAATAGTAATACAATATTTTTTGAGTGCTATTATCATTTTTTAATGGGTATGAAAAGTTACAAAAACAATTGATAAAGACTATATTAGAAGTAAATAAATATTTATATATGAATAATATATAAAGTCAATGAGCAAAATAATTGGTTTAGGTGTTCTAGTAATATTTTTATCCTTCATATTATTGTATTTTTTCAATAATAGTGTCACTAAATTGGCTACATTTACAAGTTTAAGTAAAGGTAATGTTGTTGTTCCAATTCCTACTTCAGCTAGTCCATCCACATCAAGATATGCTTTAGGAATATGGGTATATGTGAATTCATGGACGATGAATAACAGTAATAAAATGATATATGAACTTCCCGGAATTGTTTCTTTGTATTTAGACACTACAAAACCAGTTTTGAGAGCTAGTTTTTCAACCGGTGATATAATTGAAATAACGCAAAACTTTGCAATACAGAAATGGAGTTATGTTACAATCAGTGTTGACAATACTTATGTTGATTTATATATTGACGGTAAATTGATAAAATCAATTAAATTAAGTGCTACACAATCAAATAGTACCGATCATAACGTTTATATCGGTGGTAAGTCTGCTTCTATGAATGATATCAATATTGCAACTTTTAAGCGTTGGATAAATCCATTATCACCACAAGAGGTGTGGAATGAATATATGAAAGGAAACGGAGGAATAGGTAACATGTTTAATCATTACGGTGTTAATGTGAATTTACTCAAAGATAATGTGAGTACAAGTACATTTAAACTGTTTTAATGTCTTATACTCATAATGAAAATATTATAGTCTACGACATAATATATGACAACTCAATTTTTTGATTTTCGTCTATTTCCAATGATTTTTCTTGTTCTTCTATATAGGTAATATATTTATTCAATTCTAAAATAGTTTCCTTGGGTAAAAATGATAAATTAATGTAAATACCATTTCTATTTTCATTTATTTTTATTGCTTTATTACACTTTAATATTTTAAGAATTTCTATGTGTTGGATTTTGTTCATTTTATCTATTGAACATTTTATAATTTCCAAAGATTTTTCATCAATTTCGTTCTCAATTGCCTGAATATTCATTGTTTATAATGAATATTTAAGTTTTATATTGTTTTCATCAGATATATATATAATTCACAAACAAAAACAATATCTTACATGATTGACACAAAAATTAAATTTAATGTCTATCCTCCAAAATGGATATAAAGATATGCATCCAACTTTATGAATAAAATGAAAATACAATCATTACTACAAATTGATGATTTACGTAATACAATAATCGAATATGTAAATACAAATGATACGATTTCATTGGGTAAGATATTGAACATAAATTTTCTTATTTATCACAATTTTAATGTAGATTTTTGTACAATTTTAGATATTACAAAGATAAAAACAACAAGTAAAGAAATAATTTTACGCATGGGTAAAAAACTGACTTCACAGGATTTGTATTACAAGTACTGTCGTTTGAATATTACCAAGAACGATAGGTTTTATAGGGGTCTTGTAAGAAGACAAGAAGAAATAGGAAAAACAAATCTTTTTGAATTAATTTATAGCAGTATATCTTTTATTTTTGCAAGAAAGGCGATTGAATTACTTGAATTAAATAAAATAAATATCAATTTTAATATTATTGATTTAAAAATAATTGACGATGAAGTTCTAAAATATTATAAAACTTTATTTGAAAGTGATGTAAACAAAAAAGAATTTTGTCAAAGATGTGGTTTACATGGACACAGTACTGTATCTATGGATAAATGTGGACTATATGATAAAATCTACTCACGTAATTCATATTCTATCATTGCACGTCTAAATGAAGTAAAAGAATTGAAACAGACAAAAAAATTCAATTCATTTGATACTTTACGTTTAAACAAATTCATTGAAACTACTGAAGAAAAGAAACTAAAAGAGTTACAAAAAGCCTCAGAAATTTTTTCGACTTTTGAAGCCGACCAAAATTTGGAATTATCAACAGAATTACATTCTTATCAGTTACAAAAAGCCTCAGAATTGTTTTCAACTTTTGAAGTTGAACAAAATTTGGAATCATCAAAACAATTGTTTTCAACTTTTGAAGCCGAACAAAATTTGAAATTATCAACAGAATTTCAAAAATATATGCAAACAATAAGGAATTTCAAACCGGTGTATTCAGAGTATTCAGAAAGCAAATATACTTACAATTCAAAACAATATATTTGTTTGGAAGAATATACTTACAATTCAAAACAATATATTTGTTTGGAAGAATATACTTACAATTCAAAACCACATATTTGTTTGGAAGAATAAAACGATCATTAATTAGATGATAATTATTATCTAACAATATCATTTGATATAATAAATAGATTTAAAGATATGGAGACATATATATAAATGAATTTAACTATGGAAGAATATATAAAATTTGATACTGTTACACCTGAAATGATTGCATTATTTGACAAGTATATGTTAATGCCATTAGATGATAAAAAAAAAGATGATAATCTTCTACCCAATATAAGGAAAGATGATAGTTTTATTCCCAATATAAGGAAAGATGATAGTTTTATTCCCAATATAAGGAAAGATGATAGTTTTATTCCCAATATAAGGAAAGATGATAGTTTTTACCCTAATAAAGAAGATTCATTGTTTTGGTGTTTATTTATACATAAATATAAACTTGCCGAGTTTTTGGATCAGAAAACCAAATATAAAAACCGTGAACTTGACGAAAAATTTAAATGCGTAGACTATTTAAAATCAAATTTAAATTGTTTAAGAATAATGAGGATAACTAAAAAAGATACTCAAGAAATAATGGGTGATTTGGTAACAAATAAAACTACCATGTTTTCACTTCATGGTTTATGTGCGTTTTATAATTGTAATATCATCATGGTAAATAAAAAAGATGAAACATTTGTCGAATATACTCATGATACAGCAATCGATACGTGTATTATTTATAAAAATAATTCATTATTAAAGGATGAAAAGTCTTACTATAGAATTGATTTAGATACAAATGATGATAAAATAAGGGAAATAAGAGAAAAATATTTAAAATTTGAATCCTATAAAAAACCTCTTAAATCAATATCAATGTATAAGTTATTAGATTTAGAAAGTTTGGCAAATAAAATGAATATAGAGACATCAGGATTGAAAAAAAAGGAAATCTATGATGCTATTTATACAAAAATCTTATAATTGAAAAAAATGAAAAAATTGAACGTGTTATAAACTAGTATAAAAGTATATATATATTATATCATAACAAATCGATCATAATTTAAATATGGAAGAAAAGAATAAATTTCAGCATATTTTGAAAGAATATTTGAACAAAATTAAAAATCCCGAAAATAATAAAGTCCCAGAACTTGAAATAAGGTTTGGTGGTAAAAGAGATAAAATAAGTAAAATCGATTTCGATAATGTTATCAAGTATCTATATAATGCAGGGTTTTCAACAAATAATAAAGACGGTGAATATCTTTTAAGAATAAAAACTCCTGAAATTAATTATGTAGATAAAGACAAATTAAGAAAATCAAAAGATAGAGTTGAAATTATCGGTATCGATTTGATACAATCTTATTGTCAAAAAAAAGAGGATCTAAATTTGCTATTTAGTTTACCCCAATTTAATTCATCATTAAAATTGGTAAAATTTACAATGAAGGGTGATTATAAAGATGAAAATGATGACTATCTAAAACCCGTTGATTTCAACGATTTTGGGTTTCGTGTCAGTTATCAATATGAGTATGATAGTAAACCTGAATCACCACGAAATAAAGATGTCGTGACAAGATGGGTTGAACTTAAAAAAACATTTCGTTTTCTGAATAGAGTAAAATTTACCCATCCGACATATCCAATAAATGCTGATTTATCAATCATACGAGGGTCTAGAAAAACCGATTTTCATGAATACAAATCTAGTTATAATATGCAAGAAGCCGGTGTCTTTGATAATGAAGAAACATATGAGATTGAACTTGAAATTGATAATACCCGGTCTTTAAATTTGTCTCCAAAAGAATTGATGATTATGGTACGTAAAACTATCCGAATCATTTTATCTGGATTACAATGTAGTAATTATCCAATAGGTTATAAAGAAAAAGATCAGGTTTTGGATTCATATATGCGTTTAATACATGGTACTGAATATGTCAAAAAAATGCATTCTAGTAATAATGACTTTATTGGACCTAATTCTTTAACCTTACAAATTGACAATATATTAAAAAATGAATTAGAAAATGTCATACCTAATATCAGAACAAATTATTCTGTTACTGATAAGGCAGATGGAATGAGAATGCTATTATATATTTCAAAGGAGGATAAAATATATTTAATTGATACAAATATGAATATTGTATTTACGGGTGTTGTTCTAAATAAAGAAACAAAAAAAGATTTTAAAGATACTTTGTTAGATGGTGAATTTATTAAACATGACAAAAATGGATCAATTATAAATCTCTTTGCAGCCTTTGATATATATTATCTTAATGGAACTTATGTAGCCAACCTCCCATTTAAAATGCCTGAAGTAGTAGACAAATGTCGCTATGATATTCTACGTTTATTCATAGAACAATTTAAATTCGATTCAGTTACAACTACAAACATAACTGACGTCCATAATCCTTGTCATTTTCATATAAAATGTAAAGAATTTGAATTTACTTTCGAAAAATCAAATATATTTCATGCGTGTAAAATGATTGAATCAAGGATAAGTGATTATGAAAAAGATGGATTGATATTTACACCAACAAATAGTCCTGCAGGTGGTATAGAATCGTTAAAACAAAAAAGAACGTGGAATGAATCTTTCAAATGGAAACCCCCAAAATTTAATACCATTGATTTTTTAGTTAGAATTAAAAAGAATGAAAAAGGAGTAAATGCGGTATACAATGTTTTGATAGATGGCGAAATAATTCAATATCAGACACTTGAGTTGATGTGTGGATTTTCAAAATATAGTGATGGACATATGAATCCAATGCGCGACCTTATCAATGATGAAATCCCTGAAATAGATGAAAATCTACGAGAATATAAACCTGTCAAATTTTATCCATCCAATCCATCCGATGATAACGCACATTTATGTAATATTATTCTAAAAGATGATGTCATGAAGACAGAAGATGGTGAATTTTTTGAAGGAGATATGATTATTGAATTTAAATATGAAATTACAAAAGTCGGGTTAACAAACGATAGATCATGGAATTGGATACCAATACGTGTTCGATATGATAAGACAAGTGAATTAAGAGCATCCATGAAAGATAAAAGGTTGAAACCTAACTTTGGAAATTCTTACAAGGTAGCAAATAGTAACTGGAGTTCAATACATAATCCTATTACCGAGAACATGATTTTCGAAGGCAAAGATATTCCAACTTCATCAGATAATGGTATATATTATAATAAAACAAGTAGGGAAGAAACAATCACTCGAAATTTAAGAGATTTCCATAATCTATACGTGAAACGACGATTGATTTCTGGAGTTGCATCACAACTGAATGAAAATAAACGTACACTTATTGATTATGCTGTCGGAAAAGGAGGTGATTTATCCAAATGGACTGAAAGTAAGATATCATTTGTATTTGGAATAGATATTAAAAAAGATAATATTCATAATCAAATCGATGGAGCGTGTGCAAGATATTTAAATGAAAAGAAAAAAAATCCAAAATTTTTCAAACCAAAAGCATTATTTGTTGTTGGAAATAGTGGATATAATATTCGTAATAACTCCGCCTATGGTGAAATTTCGGGAAGTATTGATGAAGAAATTTCAAATGCTGTATTTGGTATTGGGGATAAAGGCAAATTAGGAAAAGCGGTTCAAGATCAATATGGTGTAGCGGTTAATGGATTCGGTATTAGTTCTGTTCAATTTGCACTTCATTATTTCTTTAAAAATAAAGATACGGTTCATCAATTTATGCGCAATATATGTGAATGTACATGTACAAATGGTTATTTCATTGGAACATGCTATGATGGTAAGACTATTTTTGATAAATTGAAAATTTCTAATAATAATAATGATGATGATAATATCATTGTCATGACAAAAGATAAAAAGCGGAAAATGTTGGAAATAAGAAAAGAATTCTCAGAAAGTGGATTCGATGATAATACACCATGTCTCGGGTATACGATTAATGTTTGGATGGAAAGTATTAACCAATGGTTTCCCGAGTATTTGGTTAATTTTACATATTTAACGAGATTAATGAAAACCTATGGATTTGATCTTATAACAGACATTGAAGCTAATAAAATGAACCTACCGTATAATACTGGTATGTTTTCGGATTTATATAGTAAAATGAATTCAGAAAAGAATAAAACAGATTACAAGGGTGCAATTCATATGACCGATGAAGAAAAAACAATTTCATTCTTAAACCGCTATTTTGTTTTTAAAAAAATTAGTCAAGTAGACGTTAATTCTATACAGGAAGCCATGGGAGAAATCATGGATCTAAATGAAATGACTGAAACAAAAAAAATAACCAGATTACCTAATAAGATGATTATTAATAATACAATGAATATGAAACAAGATAAAACAGAATATAATGGTATTGATAATAAACAAAAAGTAATATTTGGTAAAACGAAAATCGTCATCAAAAGAAAAGCTAAAATATAATATAATGTATTATGGATTTAAACAATATACATTAACTATTAATATTAAGTATGGTTATTTGGACCGTAATCGAAAAACTATTCGATATATCAAAAGTTCTTTTCTTAACTACATTGATAACATATGTGGGATATACGTTTCAAGATAACATAAATACCATAAACGATCAAAAAATCAAGATAGCGGACATGAATGAGGAGTATTATATATTGAGACACGAATATGATAGAAGTATCGTACTTTTGAAAAGGGATAACTATACCATGTATAGAAAACTACAATATGCTTCGAAGAAGAATATTCGTTTTATATAACAGGAACAACCACTATAATTACGCAATATCCAACCCTACCCTAAATAATGTATATAAAATGTACATTGTCGATTCTTAACGTTAGGTCGTTATTATTAATTAAATCATTTTCGAACAATAATATTAATTTAATTTTGTACACGATTATAATAAATAAAATGATATAAAAACTAACACATATATATATTAACCATTATTTATATCTATCTTATCGATATAAATCTTTGTTGAACTTTTATATCTATCGTATTGATAAATAATTTTTTCCGATTTTAAGGGTTTTATAATAGTTATTTGCACCCTCCGATTTTAAGGGTATGATATCATATAGTTTGCCGAGATTACACCCAGATATAATTATTTCGATGGACATTACTAATGATATTGAAGAAAAAAAACATAGTTCGTTGGAATTCTATTTCAATGATATTGAAAAAAAAAAAATACAAAAAAATGAAAAATACAAAAATTGGGATTTATGTAAAGGATGTACAAATCCATATGAATATTTAATGACACCAATTCCTGATAAATTAAATTCAGTTTCAAAATATAAACCATTTTCAAATTTTTACTTTGAAATGGTTGAAATTGTTAATTTTTTTCATCTTATTCAGGAAACACAACCTATAAATAATTTAATTTTATGTCCAGCAACTTATTTAGATGATATTAAGTATCTACGAAAAAACAATATTGGTGATGATTATACTATAATAAGTGATATAGCACTTGATGATCTGGATCATATTCTTAATTCTAATATCTTATCTCATGATGCTAAATGTAATAATGGTGAAACCACTATAATGGGGCAATCAGTAGAGTTGAATCTAAAATATAAATCTTCTTTTGATTTTATAATCACGGATTTTGATATGTGTTCTAATTGTGACATTTATGCAAAAATATGCTATATACTTTGTGGACAAAAAGAAGGTGGAGATTTGGTGGCAAAAATATCAGATACTCACAATTTATTTATGATACAAATAATTGGGTTATTGTCATCCATGTATGAGACAACACACATTTCAAAACCATCAGTATCAGATTGTCATACTTCAGTAAAGTTTTTAGTTTGCAAAGGATTTAGACATTACCTTTCGGAAAGAAATTATCCTATTCTCAAAAAAAATCTGACTTTTTTGATTAAACGTCCTAAATTATGTACCATAAACATCTTTCAAACTAACAGTAATATCATTAATATTTTCTTTATAAACACTTTAAATGAAATTACAGCTATAATGACAAAAAAACAAATCGAAAATATACATTTAACCTTAAATGCGATGACAGTGGATGGAAAAAAAAATTTAATATTAAATAAAACGACAGAAATAAACTCAAAACAGAAAAATTTGATTAAAATTAACGTAGAAAAATGCGTTCAATGGTGTATATTTCATAAGATTGAATTATTTGTTTTTTAAGATATATTCTTCGTTAGGAGCAATATAATTAAATATTTTGTATATAGTTAAACTCTACTATCAAATGATTATCGTTTGCAATCAAATGATTATCGCTTGAAACTAGTTATTGAACAAAATTGCATTGTTTCCGTATTCTTTTTTGATATTGGGGTTATCTTTGTAGGAAATGCCAATTTATTTTTGTATGTGAAAATACTATCTGATATTCCATAAGCCATAGCATTTGCTACGGCTGAACCAAATGGTAAAATTGATTTGCCGGCATTTGATGTGATTGTATTATATTTCTTTCTCTCTATTAACGCTGATGATGAAACTGAACCCTGACAAGCGAATTGAGAATTATTAGGTTTATATATATACCCGTTAGTATAGATATTATTATGTGACTCTATTGTACCAGGTTTTGAATTAATGTTACCGCTTTCTAAATAATTATTTTGGCTTTGTTGAAACGAAATCTTTCGTCGTTGTAAATATTGATTTGTATCTGCATTATAGTTTTTATTGATAATTCCACTTGTTCTTATACGCTTTACTGCGTTTGTTTGAACTGAGTCGATTCCTGGTATACAAATATTTTTTTGATTATTTTTATTAACATCTTTGTAATTAATAACCAGACTATCATCTAAATTATAGACACTTGATACATATCCATTAGGATTCTCCAGTTGACGTATAGTTATTCCTAATCTTGAGGAACAATTGGTCTTTAAATGAGGTGTTGATTCCCTCCTGTAAATTTTCAATGGTGGTGATTTGTGTAAATTTTCAGGTGAAATGATTGTTGAATTTGTGTTCATTTTCACAGAAGAAATAATTTGATAAAGCGATTTTTCCTTCCAAGATATATTTGATGACATTATTATATTATTATATTATTATATTATTATATTATTATATTATTATATATTATAATATATCAATAATATGTATAGATGAAGATTAAAAAATTTTTATGTTGCAATTGTTTGAAAAGTAATCACGCCAAGTCCTATGGAAATAAAGTGATAGATATTACTGTACATGAAACTATAGGAATCCGTAGAAAAATAAAAGATAAGATTGTCATTGATTATTCAACCAGGTTGTGGTTAAATGAAATAGATTTTTCACTTGATATACACAAAAATAGGACATCAACTTTTTCTGATAGCCAAATAGAAAAAGAAATAGATCCAAATAAAATACAAGAAGATGCAATAGAAAGCATACAAATAAAACTCATTAATCATTTTAAATTAGATGAAGATGATATGAAAATAATTGAAGGTTGTAATGTGAAAGAGATGGAAATAATAATAAAATTATATTCCCGATTACTAGATAATTATTCTAATTATATATCATCTATGTGTGATGTTTCATTGGACATTGAAAACGTAAATAATTATAATTTAAGTATTGACGAAGTTTTTGAAATATATAGATTATCTTTGGAAAAATGTTCAAAAGTTATAATTACATTAATGGAAACTTCGAATAAAGAACAATGTATCAATGATGTTTTAAACGTCTTTTGTAACGCTATCAATGAATGTTCAAAAATTATAATCAGTATTTGTTCAAAAAATAAATCAACATCAAATGATACTAAAAAAGCGTTTGAAATCATCACTTTATGTAATAACACTCATATAAGGTATTGTGAAGCAATTGGTTATCTCTCTAATACATAATATAAACAATATAAACAGTATTCGTCCAATAATTTAATGAATGAACCATGGCGGTCATTACTTGTAAAAAATTATACAAATATAAATAGCTTTCATCACGATACATCAATGCATCATGAGAGTAAGATATCATGCGCGAATTATCCAGTTGGGTTTGATATGGGTGAAGTCATTGTAACAAGGGTTCCTTGTGGAGTAGGAGAGATTAATGATATACCTTATATAAATATATCTCATAACATTTCATCATTTAAAAAAAATTGTATTTCCTTTTTGAATAGTAAAGAAAATAATGTCATGAATGGTATATTCTCAAATATAGTTTATTCGGATTCTAATGCAGTATTCAATGGGATACATTTAAAATTTCCTATTAAAGAACTTATACTAAATACTAAACAAGTCAATGATATATGGAAATATTGTCATTTTTCACAAATAACCAATATTTTAATCATTGAAAGTGTTATTAAGATAGAGCATGATATTATAGAGTATTATATGTCTTACTATAATATTAGAAAGAAACCAATTTATTCGTTAAAGAATCAGTTGAAATCGGGTTATTTTAAAACCACAAATAATGATAAAATATTTAATCATCATATATTAAAAATATCTGGTGTTTGGGAAACTAAAAATGATATTGGTTTGACTGTAAAAATAATAAATTAGGATTATAAATGTCCTCTCTTTTTTTTATCATATTATATATTAGATTTATATATATAATAAATGTATATATGTCAGTGGTAAAGTTAGATATTAGTAACAATAATTTACATTTTAGTAACAACAATCTTTTATTTTTATTACTAAACATAGTTGGTCATGACCCAATACACGATTTCGGAAAACCTCATGAAAAAAAATGGCAGGAAGTAAAGTCAGATTTAGGAAGGGCTCAGGCTAATCTAATAATAAATATTGAAAATGATGAATATGAAGATAAGACAGTGATCTATGATATGAATCCTTTCAATTCTGATAATGAAATGGTCATTGATGGTAATAATGATTATAAAAGTTTAATAGATAAAAGTGATAATGTTGTAAGTGATACTATTCTTGGTAATTATGAAGATGTAATATATGAAACCCCTATTTATTGGAAAGAAGAAGTAACGACTGGTGGGGCACCAAAACGTGAAAGAACTGGTAATATCAAGCGAAACGAAAAATATTATATAACATTTTTACCAATAATTGGATACGATAATCAACATTCAATCGATGAACTTGTTCAAGACATAGAATGTGCTATTCTATTAAAATTATTTAATTTTATAACAGATACCACCACTCCCATTTTGAAAGGGGGGGTTGTACCAAATGTGCAGAGAGAAATAAATAATATGAAAGGTGATAAGAAAAAAAATCAAAGAAGTGAAAATGGTACGGTCAAAGAATTTGCCAATTCAGCACAAAAATTCGAATCAATTACAATTTCATTTTTATGTGATATATTAATAAATATTGAGAGTCTAAATATAGAAGAAATAGAATTGTATGAAAATATTTCATCAAAATTGCATAATTATTTGAGTAAATGTAATATCATTGATTTTACATATAATAGTATCAAAAGAAAATTATTGAGTATAATTCGATGCTTTTTTGATACTAAATCTATCGAGATGGTTATTAGAAGTCTTATTGATGAAAATATTACCATAACCGGTGGTACTTACATGACAGGTGGAAAAAATAAACAAGTATATTTTGATATCAATGACCGTAAAAAATATGAAATTAAAGATCTCCATGGAAAAATAAAAGGACTCAATAATGACATTAGATTATTTGTGGAAGAAATTGATGAGAGAGTTAAAGAAGAATTAAGAAAAAAAATAATTAATTACGCAAGTATTGGTAATCATAATAACAAAACTATCGAAGAATATAAAACTTTTTTAAATTATGAACTACCGAAATCAAGTCAATCATCTCGCTCAAGTTTAAAGAATAAACAAATTACTTCCATACAAATAACTCTTGGTACCTTCTTTAAAAAATTAAATGATAAGAATAAATTAATTGAGAATGAAGAAACTAAAGAAAGGGAAGCATCTGAAAAAAAGAGACACGCAGATCTTGTAGGTGCATTAACCGAAAAAGAAAAAATCTTTGTCAAACATTTTATATCATTCATAGCAAAAAGTGCTTTATATATGACTGGAATATGTGATTCATCCGGAATCGAAAATATGGAAATTGAAAAAAATCATATTTTGGAAGAAGAAATAAGAATATTAAGAGCACAAATAGATGAAGATAACTGGAATGATGGTAATAATGGAGGTACAATGCAAGATACTCGACTTTATGATTATATAAAAAATAGTAAGGATACTTATATCGATATTTCAGGTAATACAGTTGAAACAAAATTAAATGAAATACTTGAAAAACAAGGTAGTGATTTGAAGAGTATAATTGATAATGCAGCGACTTTGATTGTTGATGATTTTAAAAATAAAACATTTTGCCCATTTACATCTATACTTGATGGTATGTCAAAGTGTTCATATGAAAAAGAGAAAAAAAATGGTGGCACTTTAGAATATGGCAACATGGATTTCAAATTATGTAATGAAAAAATAGATAATTATTACCGTGGATCTCTTACAATAAAAGAATCAAAAAAAATAGATATCAATTTAGTTATAAAATTAGGAATTTTTAACATCAATGCTGATGCATTAAATCTTGAATTAAATTCGAAAAAATTATCAGCTCCTTATGTTTTGGCTGATACAATAGAAGCAATTATTGAAGCTATAGGAAAACTCGAAGAAGAAGATGTGAGAACGGCACCAAATATTTTTATAATGATGTTCAATAAGAGCATACTAAATAAAACAAATTATTTTCAAATTTTTTTTGGAAGAATATTATTGAAGGGTGCTGGAGATATATTTCAAGAAATCAATGCGATTGCACTGCATGGTGGATATGTTAAAAAAGGGAATAAAACGAATAAATATAATCCTTTCGATGAAAGTGGAAATGCATTACGTTGTTTTGTTGCGAATGACAGAGTTTCAGTCATTCGTTTTTTATTTATAAAAAAATGGGGGAGAGAAAATGAAATAAATTCAAAAGCTTTTGGAGGTTATGTTTTAAAAAACAATTCATCAAAAGAAAACAATCTTGCTAATAACAATATAGGTATCTTACTTCCTACAGTAACAGGTGGTTCATCAATATTAAGAAAAAAAAGTTTAAAAAAACAAACCAGAATAACAGCTATTAAAAACAATAGAAGAACAAAAAAAAAAATTAATATTGGTAAAACGGTTACTATCAATATAACAATGTAATTTCTATGTCTTAATCTCCTGATGCAGTGATAAATTGTATTAAAAAATAACTAGAATTTCGTTCCAGTTATTTTTTTCCACGCTAAATATTGTATCTTTCCTTGTACAACTGCACATAGCTCTTACCTGGCGGATTAAACGGTTAGGATTAATTCACAAAACATTTATATTATTGAACATTGTTATGGTCATAATCGTAAACAACATACCGGTTATTGATGTTTAGATGAACTCGTTGTATTGAATGTGAATTTCTAAATGGTTATTTTATAATGAATAACAATTACATTATAGCAAATATAAAGTTGCCCATAAAAGTTAATTTGGATGGTTCATATGATATATTAAGTGATAATATTGAAATAGTATTTTCAAATAATAATGATCATGTACTAGAAGAATCAAAAAATGACAAGGATTCACAAATACAATTGAAGACATTAATAGCCGAAATAGCTACCACCGTTATAGCAAATCCTGTTGAAATACCAAAACGATACAGTAAGACATTAACAAATATTTCATTTAAAAACCAACATAAATCAAATAAATTAAAGAATTTCACATCAAAAAAACATTTCATGATTTAATTTGGCATAAATCGTTGAAACTTATCAACTTTTAAAGGATGGGGTAAAACAAGAGGTACTTTCTCACATATAGATAAAGTATGTAAATTCTTAATCATTGGAATAACACTACTTTTTTTATTAACTAGATTACATGTCCCTATACCAAAAAGTTCTGATTCAATATCGGCTGAATTTTTCGATAAAAGCGTATTTGATAATCTTCCACCAATAAGACCTGTGCCAGGGAAACAACTTAAATCATTAACTCTACTTCCAATATAACTATTATATTCTCTCGTTTTTTCATGTTTAAACTGTTCTAATTCATATTCACCTGGTGAGTTTTTATTTTTTGTAAATGACATATATAATAATATAGTAAAATAATCATTCATTTACGAAGCAATTTCATCAAAGAGGAAAATGAGTCATTATTATCTAAAGGTTTAGTAAAAAATGACATTAAACATTTATTGAATAAATAAAAATAATCGTATGAAAACAATACAGCTAAACCCAAAGTATTATCTTCTGAAAACATTGTTCCGGCAGCAAGTGAATATAATTCAATAAAACGTGGTTCAGAACTTGTTTTGCTATAGATACAATCCAAAAATGTTTTAAATGAATTATCATTATATTCTTTCAATGTAACTTCTGGATTAATCTTGTTGATCAAATTAAAAATACTTTGCTGATATTCGTTATCATTTTCATAAATTTGCATTTACATATATCATTTATTATCATCAAATTTTAAACTCAAAAATTAATCACACTCTTATTGTGTGATTAATCAATTATATACCGCTAAATTCATCGGGAGAATATAGACTTAACGTCTGCGACGAGAACTGCGGCGAGAACCTTTTCTCTTGGATGAAGTCTTTCTTCTTTTACCTCCTGTCCTTCTTCGGCGACTTCTTCCACCAGTAATTTCAGAGAATGAGAGAGAACTTGCCATTTTGATATATATTACATAAACATATTTTATTGGTTGTATAATGCCTAAATAAGAATATCTAAATAATAACGCCTAAATAATAATATCTAAATAATAACGCCTAAATAATAATAACGCCTAAATAATAATAACGCCTAAATTAAACTATATTTAAGCTTTTATCTCCCGTTCGGTGCTAGTAGCAATTATGTGACAGCATAATGAGAGGTAAAATATTATGCTTTCCTCTCCTATTCGTATGAAATGAAAGTCATTGTGTATGCTCATATAAATAATAAAATCTTTTATGGTTTTGTAAAATATAGATGCATATAAATCATAATTGCGATATACACAAAAAGTTTCTTAGTATCATTTTTGAGTTTTTCGTATTCGAGTTTGAGTTTCAAATTTTCGAGTTTGAGTTTTTCGTATTTTAGTTTATTATTCTCATTTTCAAGTTTGATTTTTTCATACTCGAGTTCATTGCTTTTTTTTGTTGTACAATCATCACATACTATCATAAAACCATCATTATAACCATCATCAATGCTACTATACACACTACTGTCACTTTCACAGTCAATATCACAACTACTTTCACTATCAAATCCACTATCATGAATAACTTTAATTTCATTTGCTCTTTCTATTTTATCAATTTTTTGTATTCTCTTTAATTTTTTTATTTTTTTTTCTTTAACATAAGAATCATATTGATTCACAGGATTTCTTTTTGAATCCCAAAATGTGGATAAAAACTTTAAAATTTTAGGTCTTTTTTCGTCCTTATATACACGTTTTCGAATTTCGAGGAAAGCGTCATATTTGTGTAATTCATCTACATTTCCACAATCTCCACAAATACCGTGATAACAATCAAAACAGAAAGGTCCATCATTTTCGTCTACATATTCGTGACATTTACAATACCTCATTATATACTTTATCGTGAGTATTCTTTAAATAGTTTTATATATATCCAATTTTATTTTGATACCAAGACAATTTTTTTGACTCCATTAAAGTAACGTCATTTTATTAGCATCTGGTTACACTCCAAAACAGTTAACACCAAATTGATTATTTGTGATGCTCTTTGTTGTGAAAACCTCTGTGTCTATCTCCAACGATGCACTTTTTAACGTTCATCGTCTGGAGGATAGACATTCTAATGGATGTTACTTCAATTATTATTCATCTTGTCGTTTAAATCTCGTGTTGTTTTTCCACCACGAACCCAACCATCCAGTGCAGATTCTTGAACTGTGAATCTTGAATCATTCACTTTTTCAATCATATTCTTATCCGTCGGGTACATTGTATGATTCATAAAACTCTTATCCATTATGGTGGATACACTTTTTCTTTCAGTAATAGTTTCTCCTTGCTGTAATTGAGACTCGACTTCAGTGTCACAAGACCCCCTACCAAGAAACGGAACAGTCAAAAATTGTCGTTGATTCAAATTAAGTTTATCTAAAGGTCTTTCTTGTTCTTTATTAATATTAAGCATTGAATCGAAATCAATCAGATGTCCATTTAAACCTTTACCATTAACTTGTCCATTCAATGTCATAGTTGGTTGTTGTATTGCAAATTTAAGATCATTTTCCGTGATTGATTCTGAAAAAAAACTCGACAATGAATAGTTGGCAAATCTCGAATTCTGTAAATTCCGTTGAGTATTATCAGTTACATCATCACTTATTCTATCAAGTTTATTGAAAGTATAATTACTTGTATACATGTTATAAAGTATATGTATACATAAATTAGAATATATTTACAAAATGTCTCAAATATTCTGATGATTTGATAAATTACGAGCGCAAGCAAATAAATTTCCTTCCTTACAAGATACCATTGACCCATAACAAAAATCAGCAAAAGCACCTTGGTCATTTGGTATTGTTGTACATGGATTAGAGTTGAATGATCGAAGAGATTGCTCAAAACCCAATTTATCATTAATGTCTTTGAATAATTTATCAGAAATATCTGGTTGTCCTGGATTTGCTTCTTCAACTAACGTTTTAGCTTGAGATAAAATGCTATTTTTGACAAAATTATTAGATACAGGTGGTGCTGGTTTTTTATTGGGATTCAATGCATAATCTGTTATTACGACATTACCTAATGGATTTTTAGAAGTCGGAAGTTGAAATGCATCGGGTGAAATAGGTATATCATTTTCGTTCAAATAATCAATTGCTGGACTTTTTTCATCCCCCCCATTAATAATTTCTTGATTGAATTCCTTTTCGTTTTTAACATTATCACTAAATCCTTCTCTATTTAATGATTTATATGACATGAATATTGAAAAAAGTGTCACTAAAGAAACAAATAAAACACGTAAATTATTTGTAAATACAAAAATAATAATTGTTAATAGGATGATGGTTCTTGAAAGAGAATTTAATTTTTGATTTAAAGTCATATTTTGAGTAGGAAAAAATTCAGTTAAACAGTCTGTTCTGAATAATATATTTGGATCATTACCCCAAAATGGAATCGTTTCTATATTTTTTTCCATATGTATTTATTATATATATATAAATTTAAATATCGACCCGTATATATTAGGTTTTATTTACATTGAATCTACAGATTACAATATAAAGATTATGTTATTATAATCAATATAAAAATGTTATCATCAGTATTCAAAAAAGAAAAAATGTTATCATCGAATATTTGTTTATCTTCTTCTAATGTCAAATCTGTAAAAGTTACTAAACATAGTTGTAGTTGTAAATTTTGCAACAAAGAATTCAAATTAAATCATAATAAGTTAGAACACGAGCTAATTTGGCATAAACTCTAATTTGAATTTTTTAGAACACGAAGAAATCTGATGAAAATTAAAAAAACGTATTTAACCAATACTAAAATATCTAATATTATATTATATGAAAACACGGAAAAAAAAAAGTGGTTTATCAAACAAAACTATAAAAATAAATCATACATATTCAAAAAATTCAAATGACGGTATGAAAACACAGGAAAATCAAATAAAAAATGGTGACTTTTCTTTGGAACAGTACTCGGAAAATAATGGATTTTTAACTCGAATCTGGGGAAATTCTTTATGGCATGTAATGCATTGTATGTCTTTCAATTATCCTATAAATCCAACAAAAGAAGATAAAAAGAGCTATATGTTTTTTGTTAAAAATCTGAAAAATGTTTTACCGTGCGGAAAATGCCGTAAAAACTTATCAGGTAATTTCAAAAAATTGCCACTTAATATGAATGATATGCTGAATAGGGAAACATTCTCTAAATATATTTATAATCTACACGAAATAATTAACACTATGTTGGGCAAAAAATCAGGATTAAGTTATGAAGAAGTTCGAAACACATATGAGCATTTCAGGGCTAGGTGCAAAAAAGAAGTTAAAAAAACGGTTACTAATAACAATACCAAGAAAAATGAGATCGGTTGTGTGATACCATTTTATGGGAAAAAAACGAAATGTGTTTTGACAATAGTGCCAGAAGAAAAACAATGCAAGTCATTTACTATAGAATAATTTTACCAAGAAATTCCAAAAGATACGTATAGCGATACATATACAATACACCCTACCTACAATATAGAAGGACCGCCGTTTGAAATGAAACTAAATTAATGGCTACTCATACAATTTAGGTTGTTCTTGCATATTTGGTTGCAATAAATTATAGAATAATTTCTAATTATTGGTTCATTATTACGTCCGGTTGATTGGTTTAGATATAATATCATATATTATATATATAAATGACAAAAATAACCGACATTTTATTCAATACATACTATAAGCCATATAGGAGATATATTCTAATATTATTTTTGATTATTATTTTCGTAATTGTCGGTAATAAAATATATAACAAATCTAAACCAATTTTAGATAAAAAAATTGATATAGCTAATGCAAATAGAAGGGTAAAAAATGCTGATATTTATTTTTTTAATGCAGGATGGTGTCCACATTGTACAAAAGCATTAAAACCCTGGAAAGATTTTGTAGATACTTATGATCAGACAATAATTAATGGTTATACTATTAATTGTATTGGTGGATCAAAAGGAGTGGATTGTACTTCAAATAATGATGCAAAAGTGACTGAAATTTTACAAAAATTCAAAGTGGATCAATTCCCTACCATTAAACTTGTCAAAGATAAAGTAACGATTGATTTTGATGCCAAGATAACCCAGGAAAATTTAACTAAATTTGTAAATAGTGTCTTATAATTATCTTTCATTAAACTTCCATAAAAAAAATCTACCAAGATAAAAATAAAAAAACATATAAAACGTGTGTTCCCATTTCTTGGTAAGTATAAATACATTTAACTTTTATTCACATTGTCAATACATATTAAAGAAACTTTAATATCATCTTATAATTTTATCTCAATATAACATATAATTTTATGTATGTCATTTCTTCGTATACACTTAAACAGGCAAAGCGATTAGGTGTTGAAGTTAAAATATCTACAAATAAAACCAAAAAAATTGATGTTTATAGAAATGGGAAAAAAATTGCTTCCGTAGGTGGTGCGGGATATAGTGATTATTATACATACATACAAACACACGGTAGAGTATATGCAAATAAACGACGAGAATTATATAAAATTAGGCATGAAAAGGACAGACATGTAAAATGGAGTAATGGATTTCTTGCGGATCAGTTATTATGGTAAAATAATCACTGTTTTGTATATTTGTATCTTCTTGGTATATTATTATTTATTAATTTCAATAAAAAATTGAAATCAATTAACGTTTCCTGGTATAATTTAACAAAACAAATATATTTAGATTATATAATGTTATCTCTCGTTATACTATTTATTACTCAATTTATATCACGAAATGATATATCACGATTATATGAAGGGTATAGACCACCAGGTTTAGTTTGGGAATGTGACTTAGTTCCTATCAACCCCTGTGACTCTCGTCGTACCATGACAGGATTAAAAGAGTTTTCTGAACCCAATAATGATATTCAACTTATGCAAAGAATACGTCATATTCATAAAGTAGATTCAACTATTAAGATTTTGACATCATCAAACGTCAGTATTGATGACAAGATAAAACTGATTAACATGGAATCACAATCAGTGAAGAAAATCGATATATTGTCCGGAGGATTAATGGATGACTGGGAATATGATATTTATTGGTAAAATTCCAAATATTTCTTTGCACATTCAATACCATTGTCAATTAATTTGATACGTTCATTGGCGTTATTTAAAATAGAATACAAATCAAAAATAGGATTTAATTTTTGATCGATTAAAACTTCTTGTACATTTTTGTATGTTTCTTTTTTCAAAGTGGTCACTTTTATCAGTTTTGATACTAATACAAAGACATATTTTAATAAGGTTAAAGAATGGGGATTTTCTTTTATTTCATTATTTACATCAGCTTCATTAATATTGATACATAAGACTTCTTCTTCATTATAAACGTCGTCATTAATAAACAATTGATTTATAGGACAATTTGCTAAAATTCCACCATCTGTATAATAGACACCATTCTTAAGAAAAGGCTTAAAAAGTATAGGAACACAAGCCGAAGCATATACGGATTCTACGACACTCCAATCAGGAAATGTTTTATAATTAATGTCAATCAATTTAAAGGTAGATACATTCACTGTAAAAAAATGTAACTCAATACCACAAATATCATAAAAATCTTTCATAGTAATATCAATCGAAATATCTTTGGCACTGAATAAAGGCAAAAACATTTCACGTATAACTTCAATATCGAATAACCCATTTTCATTATAACAATTCATAATTGAATATAATGAGAATTTAAACACATTTTGCCATGGTCTATTTATTATATAATTATCTAACTCGACCCAATCATATTTCAATGCCATAAATGTTCCAATTATACAACCAACTGAAGTAGCATGAATTGTTTTTATATCTTGTATATCAAATACATTGTTTTGACTTAAATGTTTTAAAGCTCCATAGTAAGAGAGTCCAAAAATAGCCCCCCCGGGAATGACTATATTTTTTATTATTTTCATTTATTATAGAAATAATTGGAAAAATCTATATATCATTTTTATCATAAAAAGTATTTACAATATATAAAAATTGAAATGCTTTTCTTAAATTAATAGGAAAAACACTATTTAATTGATTATTAAAATGATGAACGAATTGTTATTAACTCTTCCGAAAGAAATTCAAGACAAGATTGGTATGTTTAATCATGAGCATAGACATATGATGAAGACAGTTTTAAAGGATATGATCTATACTAAATTTCCGACACAAACAAAGGAATACTGGATTTCAAAACTGAAAAGTATAGTCAGACATGAACATGATTCCATTAGATACGCATTGTATTGTGGCTATTGTTGTGAAGATAAATCGATCTATTTGTTAAATACCATGTATTGTGGAGAAAAATGTAGAATGGACCATGATAAGGAATTATACGATGAAAAATATAATGAAGTATCAGATTATTATGAATATGATGATTAGAACAAGAACGAAAAAATGAAAAATAAAAAACAAAAAATAGTAGTATTCATCATCTTATAGATGTATGGTTAATTTCTCGATGAAGTTTCTAAACCAACCAATTTTTTTTCACTTTCTTCTCTTGCGTTGATACGATGAGATAAATCTACTTTTTTTTCCTGGTAAAGTATTTATCTACCGACTTAACAATTCGTCTCATTGATTGTTTCTTTGTATCAGTTTCTTTCAAATATTTCATAATATACAATTTACCTCCCTTACCGTCCTGACAATGATTCATACCCAAAGACGGTTCGGAATTGTTACTATGATTAATTAAATTATCTGATATGACTGATTTTAAATCCGGTTTATTCGATTGAGTTATCAAAAAATGACGATGTTTACTCTTGATAACATCTTTCATATACTCATTATTAATGAAATCAAATAATCCAATTTTTGATAAATTAAATAATGGTTTGTCAAATACAATATCATCTTCATTCGGATTGCCTACTTTCAAACATTCATATACAATGGCATTATCGGATTCATTTGGATTAGATAAATTTATCAAAGCTTCTCTTGGTATTGTAGCAACATAATCTTCTCCTTCGTTTTCTCCTTCAAGATGGAAAGCTACATAATTATCTTCTTCCTTCATTTGTTCAAACAATGTCCTTTTACTAGTTGGGTCCATAACATCGAAAGCAAATTTATTATAATTGACATTTTTAAATACAGTTTTTATTGGTTCCACATAGGGTATTGGATTTGGAAGATCGTCGATATCTTGGAATGCGTTTTCGAGTTCGTCTTGAAACCAATTACCGGAATAAGATGCATCTTCGTCTTTGTAATATATCGTTCCAAAACCTTCTCTTTTACCATGTAAAAACGAACCATTGTATATATCACCATTTGAATACCTCATCATTCCTAATCCCTCTCTATGACCTTTTATCCATTCGCCATCATATTTACTACCATTGGGTCCTCTTAACACACCTTTCCCGTGACGTTTATCATTTTTCCAATCACCTCTATAAACCGTTCTATTTATGTAGGACATAACACCTTTACCTTCTCTTTTTCCATTCAAAACATCTCCAATATAATTACCCGAATCAGTTGAACTTTTATTTATCACTAATGATGAGCCACCAGAAATCGTTTTTCTCTCACTTTTTGACTTATTCTTTTTATTGTTAGAACCTCGTTTTCTTGTTCTTTTTGTCATAAACTTATGTATTTATGTGATATAAAAAATGTCTAAAATAGTATTATCATTATATAAAAATAAGGTTAAATGATAGGATATATAGCCAATTCGTACATCTGATAAAGAAGCGAAAATTGAAACACTAAAAGTATTGGATTTTTTGAAAAAATATAGTATCATAGAAAACATGCATCTTATCATGCAAGATGAATACTAATATTAATTTCGAATTATGGATATAATATATTGGAGGATGAAATGATGGAGATGGAGATGGATTATTTTTGAACATTACCTACAATGGCTTCAAATACGTCTGGATTATATACCAAATGACCCGTTGGTTTATAATTATTTATGGACGTAAACTTTTTCTCATCTTTTGTTTCATAAGGCATTTTTCCGTCGACTGGTTCTACGGGAATAAGGTCACTTACAACTTGTCCTTTTTCATTAATAATAATACCTGTCTTTTTCTTATATTCTGATCTAATATAAGATGGAATCCATTGTTCCCACGAGACAAACAAGGTATTTGGATGAACATATTTCACAAGAAAACCATTACCTGTTAATTTGGCTATTATATGCGCTACACATTCACCTTGGTCATAATTAGCTTCACCAAATATAAAATTTGGTATGGTAAACCATACATGTTTATCATTTACTTTATTTTTGGCAGTAACATGTATTCTTTTATGAATACGACCAAGAAGTTTATTAAATATAGATATATGTTTCACATTTCTTTTCAAATTTTTTTCATACAAGTCATCTATATTTATATTGGAAAGAGATTCCTCATCAGAATAAAATATCAAGCTCATTTTATAATTAATATATCTATATAAAACAATATAAAAAATTGAACCTATATTATATATTTGATATATCAAAGTATACCACAAATTAATCATGCAAACTGAAACACGAATACTGAAAAAGGTTGTTATAAAGAAAAAACGAATATTAGTACCGAAGGGAGAAGGAGAGAAGACATTAACATTGAAACAACTAAATGAGCCCGTTACTATGAATAAAACACTTAAAAAGAGAAAGAATCTAAGTGCCTTAGAAAAACATCAACTATGGCAATTATTTGATATTGACAAAAAGGAAAATGAAATGGATGAAGTGACTTGTATCTATAATCATGAAAATGTTCATCATGATTGCGTATTATGTAAAGAACCATTAACTATCATGGAATATGGTTTTCCAACATGTACAAATCCAAAATGTGGAATCATTAATAAAAATATGTTAGACCATTCACCTGAATGGAGATTTTATGGTGGGAATGATAAAAATAGTGTAGACCCAACACGATGTGGTAATCCAATCAATCCTTTATTAAAAGAATCGTCATTTGGATGCAAGATTTTATGTGATAATAGGTCATCCTATGAAATGAAAAGAATAAGAAAATGGACCGAATGGCAATCTACTCCTCATAAAGAAAAATCACTTTATGAAGAATTTCAGTTTATCACAATTATGGCACAAAATGCAGGAATACCAAAAATATTCATTGATTATGCCATGATTGTTCATAAAGATATTTCAGAACAAAAAATGTTTCGAGGAATGAATCGTGATGGTATTAAAGCCGCATCTATTTATATATCATGTCGTCTTAATGGTTGTCAACGCACTGCCTATGAAATTGCAGGAATTTTCAAACTAGATAAACGTAGTGCCACCCATGGTTGTTCAATGGCTGTTACTATATTAAACAATATTGAACGAAGTATGGAACCATCACAAAAAACCGAATTTATTAAAACAACACCTATATCATTCATAGATAGATATTGTAGTCGATTAAATATAAATCAAGAATTGTCGTTGTTATCAAAATTCATTGCTCAAAAGATTGAAGATGATAATATTATGTCAGATAATACCCCTCAATCATCCGCTGCAGGAATCATGTATTTTGTAGCAAATGTATGTGGTCTTAATATTTTGAAATCAGATATTAAAACTGTATGTGGTGTTAGTGAAGTAACCGTCAATAAATGTTATCGCAAATTATATTCAATTAAAGAAACAATCATACCCCCGTGTATTTTATTAAAATATGCTATCTAGAATCTTAATGTCTATCCTCCAGACGAAGACACAGAGGTTTTCAAATCCCGTAGGTGCTCTGGGGCACCGAACGGGAGATGAAAGCTTTAAGCGGTGAAAATTCCTTCAAGGCGTTTTAAACGATAATTGGAACAAGGGTTCTCGAAATGTTGTTCCGGGATGGGCTCTTGAACATCATCATCATAATCCTTCAGATCATCCTTACGTTTTTTATAACCATCCATATCAAACATAACTGCCTGCCTAAAATGGTGTCCTGCATTTTTAAATTTATAATCCGGTTGATTTAATAAACCAGGAATAGTATTATGTTTATATGTACCACTTTCATTTTTGGAATTCCTTGTATTATCCATTTTAGGTTCACCACATTCATTATTGTAAGAAGTACCTTTACCTGTTCCAAAATCGTAATTAATTGTTTCAATGCGTTTTTTAAGAAGTTGACATGAATAACATTTCTCAATAACCCAATCGGGAAAATGAAAACAATGATGACAAGTCCATTCAACACATTTTTTATCTACTTTTTCTAATAAATATCTCACATCATCGACATAACTTTGGGCATCAATACCTGTTATCAAATGAATAATAGTAACAGGTAATTTTACAAAAATACTATATATGGTTGATCCAATCCAATCTAATATATACCACAAGATGCACGTACGAAAATTCGTAAAAAAGTTAATTGTACATTTTCCCGCCTCTTCTACAACATCAAATATATCTATGGCTCCCATCTTTAAGGACTTCCCTAAATTTTCAAATTCCATCTTAATTCCGTCGCCAACGTCTTGGAATGCAAAACCTAAAGCCTCAAATCTTTTTGGAATTGAATTAAGAAAACCTCCAACTTGCTTAAAAAAATTTCCTATTTGTTCTAAAGGACCTAACAAAGGATCAACTACTGCACCCTTTATTTTATTCCCAGCGTCTTTCAAACCATCCTCTATTTCTTTATTATTACCACCGGAAAAAAATTTATCAGCACCTTTTTTAAAATCTTTTAAACTTAATAGTTTAAGACCTTCAACAAATCCTTCTCGCTTATACGCATCATACTCAACGTCATCATCTTCCTCTGGTTTAACACCATTAAACATTCCAATAAGTTTTTCAAATGTATTATTTTGCATGCTAACTATATATTTCAAAGTATCTTCCATATGCATCTCAATTACTATTACAGTTATCGTTATCAAACAAACTAACGATAATAAGATTTTTTGATAATACAATAATTTTGTCATTTAATAAATAACTAGATAATATTGTCTAAACTTTACTCATTTTATTTGTCATTTTTTCAACTATACTTTCGGCACCTTTCAACGAATTCTCTAAACTACTTATACCACCAAGAATCTCATCTTGTAATGTCAATAATTCTTTGTATTGATCATGCATACCCTCCAACTCTTTTTTTTTATTCACTTTTGTTCCTGTTTCTTCTTTCTCATAGGGTTTAATTTTCTCTTTCTCTTTTTCTTTTTCTTTATCTTTTTCTTCCGTTTCTTCCATTTCTTCCTCTTGATTTTCCATACCTTCATTTAATTTTATCTTAGGAATAACATTACTTGTGATTAATGATATAAACAATATAACAGTCATATTTTTACTGAAAAAAGACGTTATAATTCCAATTAAAGCAAAAATTAATGGAACTTGTAAATTTCCTACTAATCCATTATAAATTAAATTAAATATCGATATTATGAGAAGAAAAAATAATATCACACTATTATGTAATACATTAAATCGAAAATTCAAAGGTTTCATAAGTTTACTAAACTTGTCATTATACTTTTTTGAAAACATTATATTATATTATATTATACTATATTATCTTATATTATCTTTGTATAATGTTTATACATCCGTATCTTATCAAAATTGTAAATATATAACCTAAACTGGTTACGACTTCCGGTTCTTATTCACTATCAATCGTATCTGTTTTTGTTAAAATACAAGCAATTGCTGAATCACGTCTCAATTATTGGGATATCAAGTTCATCTAGTTTAACAGGAGTTGATTCGGGAACAAAAACGTATTCTTCAATGTAATCTATATATACAACATGACTGATTTCCGGGAGAGGGATTATATCGATAGTTGCTAGAACAGGTTCTTCAAACGTGGATGGGCAAATGTATATTCTACATGCGAATATACAAATGACGAAAAAAGCTACGCATACAATGGAACACAATACAATAATTGAAGGTTTTGAGATTGTATTTTCATTCACGAGGGTTGCATTAAACATTGTTCCATTAAATTCTAATTTTGTCTTGTTGAAATTCAATATTGATTCATTAAAAGACAACATTATCGTTTTATTTTTTATTATGATTTATAAAATAAAACGATAATTGTATTCAATTTTTTGTTTAATTTAGACGGAATTGAAATTTTCAACATTTAATTCATTCCATTCTTCTCGTATTAGAAAAGTATTGAACATACCAGTTGTAAAGACGTTTACATCTACATCGCAATTTACTGTGCCAAATGGTATAAATTCAATCAAAATATTAGTAGTTGGTGGTGGTGGATCGGGTGGTTTTGATGTTGCAGGAGGTGGTGGTGGAGGCGGTGTTGTATACAATCCTTCATTTACGGTTGTTGGAGGTAATACTTATACAATAACCGTTGGTTTAGGTGGTAATGGAGTTACGACAGGGAACGGACTAAATGGAGCAAATTCAACTTTTAGTACTATTACTGCATATGGTGGTGGAGGAGGAGGTAGTGTGGATCTTTCAAATAATCTACTACAAGGAGGTTCTGGTGGTGGAGGGAGATTGTATGTTACTAATGGTAATCAAACACCAGGTAAAGGAACTCCAGGACAAGGATTTGATGGTGGTCTTGGTGGTAATAACACCAGTTCTGCTACAGCTTATGGTGGTGGTGGTGGTGGTGGGGTAGGTAACACTGATTTTTCTGGCGGAATTGGATATTCATCTAATATATCAGGTTCTTCACAATATTTTGCTGCTGGTGGTGGTGGTGGTGGTACCTATTCTGGATCTACACCTAATAACTTAGGGAAGGTTGGAGGAGCAGGCGGTGGAGGATTTGGGGGTGGTGCTTCTGCTACTAATATACTCCAAAATGGTTTAGTAAATACTGGGGTGGGGGTGGGGGTGTGGGAGACGCCAATTTCAACAGAACCTCTGGAAGTGGTGGCTCAGGTATTGTGATTATAGTTTATTAATGTACTATTATTAATTTAAGCAACTTTCATTAATCTAATAATCTATCTAAATAATGTTTATAGTAAATACCACCACATTTAGGTTTTTCATTTATTTCTACAAAAGTATAAAGTTTGTGACATTTACCAATTATATTTCCTCTTGGCATAAAAATATTTCTCAAAAAATAATCGTCTTTAACAAAATGAACACAACTCTCACAATTAGGTATACTTGCCTTAGGTGTGACAATTAAGCGCACAATTTTCTTAACCGCAGGTTTTGTTAAAGCATGATTCATGATTATATTAAGAGACAAATAGTATTTATATTGTTTTAGACATGAATAATTTCGTCACTATTAATTTGAAATCATTATGTGTTTCGATATAATTTAGGTTGTTCGTTAATATTTGGTTGACAGACAATAATACAATGAATAATAAAAAACAGGGATAGCAATATATTTTTATTATTCTTGGTAGATATTAATTATGTAAAATTAATCTCATAAAAATCAAATACTGTTGAAGTTGTTATTCATATACTTAGAAATACGTGTTGCATATAAATGTTTATAAATATTATAACTAATTATGAGTGTTCTTCGTAACGGAAAATCATTCTATTAATTCCATTTCGGATATTTCTTTTAGATTTTTAGCTGAGCAAGTTTCTACCAATAAACCATTTGCATAAATACCATAATTCATATAATAATCGTCGTTTTCTAAAGCTAAATGATAAATATTATAAACCCCCGGTTTGTCATGAATATTCGATTTTTCATTAATGCATGTTGGAAGACGATAATGATTATCGGTAATATAAATGTCTCCATTTACTTCAATTGTTTTACATTTTTCTTCATCTGATACAAAATGTTTAACTAAAATACAATGGCAACCTGTAATTAGTAAATCTTCAAATATTTCTGGATATTTGTCATTTGAATACTTATACAATTGATTTTTTATTCTTTCTTGTATAGCTTCATGATAAATGATACGACGACCAATTATATCAATTGGGATATAACCGTGACATAAGGTTTTTACTAAATTACCTTTTCGTAAATCTTTTATCTTAATGTATTTTTCTTTAGATGTTTCATTATCAAAACACAATATTTTACTATTTTCTTCAAAACATACTACATTTGTTTGACTAATAACATTTATTGTTCCTAACATGCCAGAATGATATTCACACTGATAATATAACGTATTTGGTGCATTTATTGAAACTATCCAAGTAATTGTTCCAGAGCTGGAACCATTATTAGATACCCCATCACTATATATGTATTGTGCACTATAGCTACTACTTGTGTTTTGAATCCAAAACGGATGACCAGTTGTATTTACATTAAATATATAGGTGTACCCTCGTATTATAGTGATAGGTCCAGTTACTCCATCAAAATTATATACACCATTAGCAACCGTTACATTAATTGATATTGACATTCGAATTATATATTAAATGTTTATTATAATTTGTGAAATATAACTAAGGTGTTTTTGATTTTTAATGTCTATAAAATATAAATTCGATGATGTTTTGACATTTCAGAAACTTTCGTATGATGAAAAACTTATTTCATTACTAATTGGTCGATAAACGTTGATATAAAGATACAAATAGTATTTATATTGTTTTAGACATGAATAATTTCGTCACTATTAATTTGAAACCATTCTGTGTTTTGATATAATTTAGGTTGTTCGTTAATATTTGGTTGACATACAATAATATTATCATCTATAATAATTGGTTCATAGGATGAATAATCATCTATACCATTTAATATTTGGTTCATAGACGTTTGTTCATCCATTTTTCCATAACCACAACAAAAAGAAGTAAATATAATGTCTACATTATCCAAGGTTTCTTTTTTGTTTATTAAGATATTATATAAAACTGCCATGGTACAGTAATAAGCGTTATTGGTTTGTGACACATTTTGTGGTAGTAACATGGTAGGTGCAACGACTAAAGATTTGTTCGTCCCATTTTCAATAATAATTGAACTGCCAATAGGTAAATAGTTTCTTCCTAGAAGAGTCGTAATGTTTAATTTTTTGACTGTTTGTTTTACTTGATGTTCAACATTTGGAAATATAATTCTACTTAAAACAAAGTCAATACCTCCATCCATAAAGCATAAGGAATTTGCAGGAGAAACGTAATATGTTTTTTTGTATGGATTGGCAACATAATCTTGAATTTTCATGGTAAAGCCATTATAACCGTATTGTTTAATTTTTTCTGTAAAATTTTTACTCAAACTGACGAATATGATTGGCATATACAGTTTTTATGATCCCTTGTTTTTATATTATTTTACATATAACATAAAAAATTGGATATATCATTCTCTAAACTAACAAATGGATTCAAATATAAATTCTAAAAATCAGATTCAAATTCAAAAATATCGGCATCTTTTGTTTTATTTGCGAGAGCATATTCGGATACCCGATGTTCAAAAAAATTCGTTTTTTTCTCAATAGAAATTAATTCCATAAAGGCAAATGGATTCGATGAATTATAAATTTTATCATAACCTAATTGTAAACAAAGTCTATCAGATACAAATTTAATATATTGAGTCATTAATTCAGAATTCATTCCAATGAGTCGACATGGTATAGCATTACAAATAAAATCAATTTCAATTTCAACTGCTTCTTTCATAATTTCAATGAATTTCTTTTTTGTCACACGTTTTTTCAATTTACTATATAATAAAACCGCATGGTCAACATGAAGACTTTCATCACGACTAATATATTCATTTGAAAGACATAATCCAGGTAAAATATTGCGTTGTTTTATCCAATAAATTGCCGCAAAACTGGAACTAAAAAAGATACCTTCAATAATGGCAAACGCAATTAATCTTGTACTAAAGGATGTTCTATAATCATTAATATAATGTTTTGCCCAATTGGCTTTCTTTTGAATAAATGGAAATTGACTAGCGGCATTAAATAATTTGGATTTTTCATCGTCATTTTTGATATAGGTTTCGATAAGTAGACTATACATTTCAGAATGAATAGATTCCATAAAATTCTGAAAAGCATAAAAACTTCTTACTTCTGATACTTGAACTTCATTTGAAAATCTTAGAGATAGATTTTCACAAATAATACCATCACTTGAACTAAAAAAAGCTAAAACCATTTTGATGAAGAATTTTTCATCATCATTTAAATTATTCCAATCTTTGGCATCTTTTGATAAATCGACATCATCCACCTTCCAAAAGCAGTCGATGGAACGTTTATATAATGCAAACACATCCGGGTATTTTATTGGAAACATGACAAACCGATTATCATCGGGTCTTAAGAGTTCTTCGACAAAAACAGGTATTTTTATGATTTCAGATACATCATTTTCCGGTGCAAAAACTTGAGATTCAATAATTTCTGATTCAATAATTTCTGATTTATCTATTTCCGACATTCCTAAACTATAGACACAATATATTTCTATATCCTTTTTCTTATTATATGATATTAAAAGTAATATTATTACTATTTATTCTATTGCAATATAGTAATAATAATTTATGATTTCATCTATAATTTGTTACCATAGGAATTTATAAATCATCGCGAATCCCTTTACGTTTATTATATAAATATAATATACGAGCATAACAAATGGTTCAATCAAGATTTGATTACTATGAATTGTTAAAACAAGATGATGGTTCTTATTTAGGAAAATGGGCAAATGAACAAACTGGAAGTAATTTAGAAAAAATAAATGAAGAACTTTACATTAAACAAAAACCATCGGACCTTCAACTTGGAAAAAAATACTTGCTTTATCATTCCGTTTCCCATGAAAAAGCGATAGTAGAGTTTAAAGGAGGTCGTATAATGTATGATTTAGATGAAGATGATGATGATATTATTAATTTAAACAGTGAATTTTATTTTGAACAGAAAAAAAAATCAAAATTATATGACATTCAATTAGATGGACGAACTCAAACTAAACCATATGACTCAGTAAATACAAAAAAGAGTCATTTTGACCAAGCAGATAAAGAAAATATAGAATTTTTCCCAAATGAACAAGTTTTACTTTTAAAAAAAAATTTGAAAGATTCACTTTATGACAAAGAAGCTATAAAATTACCACAAGGACCTTATCAAAGTATTTTAGATCATGCATACCCAGATGGACCTTCCCGAAGTATTTTAAATTATGCACATGGAGGTAAAACCAGAAGAAGAAGAAATGTTTTAAGTAAAAAGGCAAAAAAAAAAGTGCTGAGTCGGAAGGCGAATAGGAATATAAATAAGAAAAATAAGTATTAATCTACGCGCCGTGAGATTAAGCTCTACTCTCCCGATATACTACAATTTCATTTATAATTTGTTACCATAGGAATTTATAAATCATCGCGAATCCCTTTACCAACAGGAAATCTAGGTATACCATCTGTAGAGTACTCTTGAAAAACAACTGTTAATTGTTTTCCAATATATTGCGATGCTTCTTGAAACATTAATTTACGGTCTTCAAAACTTCCCGATGGTTTGGCAGAAAAAGTTTTTCCACATTTAGTAACACATTCCCAAATGACTAATTCTTTGTCATGTCCATTTCCATCATGAAATCCAACTATTTCAAATTCATCTTCCATAAAATCTTTATATTTTTGTAAAAATTTGCTACGTTTATTCTGCTCATATGGTCCATTAGTATCACGAAGAATTGTACCCTCAAATCCTTCTTTGACATAACGTTTATGGTAATACTGTACATCATTCATATTCTTTGCAATATCTGTTTCAACAAAAATAATGTTTTCAAAACGATATAATTTAGATATTAGTATTAAAAATTCCTTTCTTTCATGATATTTCCATAACGGTTTTGAATGATCATAAATATCATATATGTGATATTGTATTTTATTTATGTCATTAATATTGGAATTATTAGAACTACGAACTAATCCGCTAATGGTCTCGAAATTGAGAGAATCTGTGTATAATTCACCATCAAAGTAAACGTCTTTAGAACAAATTGAATATAATAATCTGATTTCATCTTTAATTTTTTCAAATTTTTCGAAAACAATTCCTTTCCTTGATTCCATTGAAATATTATCATTATTATCCATATGTGTCAAACAACGTATACCGTCAAACTTTCGTTGTAAATATAAGGGAAATCGTAATTTGAACGCACGACCGGTATAATTTTCATGATATAGTTCTTTTTGAAATGTATTTGCCAACATTGGTCTAATGGTAATACTTGTTTCAGAAATGAATTGAGAATAAGTATCTCTTTGAGTTTTTTCTTTCCATTTACTAGTGGCTTCCAGATTTGCCTGTTGTAATGGAGTACGATTTGCCTTACCATTTACAATATTTCGAGTTTCAACTTGTTGTTTCCCATCTTTTTCACCGAAAGTGGTGGTAATAACATAATATTCATCCACTTTTCCAATTTGGATCTGCCATTTAGAAATCTTATTTTTATTATTACATTTATACAAGATAGGAAATGTTTCAGTCATTATCAAATACTTTTCATAACATAAAATCTTTATATTATTTTTAATAAATTGTCATTACCTAAATCTTATATGATAAGGTATATGGTATTAGAAAGATTATATATAACACATTATATATAATGCTTTATGATGTTATAATAATTGGTGGAGGAATTTCAGGTTTATATTCGGCGATTCAAATAAAAAAAATGTCGTTAAAAACATCGATATTGATATTGGAAAAAAATTCAACGATTGGAGGTAGAATGGGAATGTATGATTTTTATGGAACAATGGTAAATGAAGGCGCGGGGGTTGGTAGAAAAGCCAAGGATAAAATTTTAATCGATTTACTTGATGAATTAAAAATTAAATATACAGAATATATCAATCGTATAAAATATTCTGATGAGATAAATGATAAGATACATATTGATATTTCTCAAACAATAAAATTATTAAAAAGAGGAGATACCAAGAAGAAAACTACGTTTAAAAAGTTTGCAATTGATATTTTAGGTTTAGTAAAATACAATGATTTTGTCACTAAAATTGGATTTAGTGATTTTGAAAAAGAAGATGTAAATGATGTTTTAGAAAATTATGGTTTAGATGATAATATAGATGGATGGGATGCTTTAAAGATTGATTGGTCTCTCTTGGTAAAGAAAATGTCTCAAAAGATTGGATTAAATAATATAAAATTAAAATCTCTTGTGAATTCATTTTCAAAACAGGATAATGGATTTATTATAAATACAAATTCAAAAAAATATTTTACCAAGAAATTAATCATAGCTACAACTATTGAAACAATAAAAAGACTTCTTCCTAATCACGTTATATATAATCAAATTCATGGACAAACCTTTTTAAGAATTTATGCCAAGTTTACAAGTATCATTCCAAATCTAGATTGTTGTACAATAGTAACCGGACCATTAAAAAAAATAATTCCTATCAATGTAAAGGATGGTATTTATATGATTGCTTATACTGATAATAAAGATGCTATTTCATTAAAAGAATATACAAAAAATAATGCCTATAATAGACAATATCTTGGTGAGTTGGTAGCACATGCTTTAGGATTATCATCATTGACAATAATTGGTATAAAATCATTCTATTGGGAAATAGGAACCCACTATTATGATCCGTTACCACATACTTATAAAAATAGATTAGAATTTATAAATAAAGCTCAGAATCCCGAAGATAATATATTGGTGGTAGGAGAAATGATTGCAAAACATCAAGGGTGGAGTGCGGGAGCATTAGAATCGGTAAAAAATGGATTAAATATATGAGCCCTACTATGTATCATATATTATATGCCAGATTTTATTGTGGATAATCAGTCCTTGTATAATTTTCAATACAATTTCTTAACCTCTGCAACCCCGATGGGTGCCCCCGGGCACCCGACGGTTTTGAAGAAGCAACACGTATAAACCTTAGATGCAACAATAAATAACTTCGTCATTTATTGGAATCTGCATCTAGGTATTAGACATTAATGTTTATCCTCCAGATGATGAACGTTAAAAATCATTGATCTAGCTCTTCTTATCCCTTCAGTACCCATCAACCAATTAATGATAAAATAATTTGTTCATCGCAAGAAAGTTTCTGAAATGTCAAAACATCATCGAATTTATATTGCATCATTTTATTTCCCGAATATCTGTTACGAACCAATATCTGAGTTCCATTATCTAAAAACTTGATATCAACAACTATACCACCTAATTTCAACCCCTGAGATATATCAGATTTACGAATCCAACGCACGTGTTTTCCACGATGAAGTTCATAAATCTCATCCACAAATCTATATTCATGAAGTTTTTTCATCAACACATTATTCAATTCATTATCAATAGACAATGACATCAATACCTCTTCTTTTTCCTTCAATATGGATGCCATAGTTTTATTTTCTAAATATGATTTGGTCTCATTTAATAATAGTTCAGCTTCAAAATCCTTATTTGACGTTGACGTTGACGTTGACGTTGATGCTGATGAAATGTTATTGATTATTTCTTGTATATTCATATTTTAATTATAATTTACCAAAAATAATCTTTAAACCTTTTTCGTATTTATAAAACCAAATGTCACAAATATATTAAACAATAGTAATAAGGAACTTCCAAAAACAATATCACGATCAAATTGTACCAATTCATTTTTATAAAAAGGATTGAATCTGATCAATAAAAATCCACACACAAAAACATGAATCAATGTACTTAAATAAAGAATATAAATGGCATTCACTTTATATATACCAAATATAATTAGGAAATATCCTAAATATAGTAGAGAAACACACATTATGTAAATTGGTTTTATCAGTTCAAACATATTTCGAGCCATTTTATATATATATATATATATAAAATGGCATCGGTTATTCGGAATAAATATGAAATAATAGGTATATTAGGTAATGGTAAATTTGGAACTGTATTTAAAGGTCGAAATATAAAAACTAATATGAAAGTAGCCATAAAATTCGAAAATAATGGTATGAATAATGGACTTTTAAAACATGAAGCATTACTCTTGAATTATTTACACATGAATCACTGTAAACATATACCATTGGTTCACTGGTATGGAAATCATGAATTTAAACCTTGTCTTGTCATGTCATGCTATACTATTTCATTAAGTCAATATATAGAATCCAACACCAATATTAACGTCTTATCAATAATACAAAAAATGCTCACTATTATTGAATCTGTTCATAAATTATCCATCATACATCGTGATATAAAACCAGACAATTTTATGTTTGATAATAATGATGAATTGTTTTTGATTGATTTTGGTATTTCTACTTTTTTTATAGAAGATGAAAAGAAAAAAAAAGAAACGGATGAAATCACGGGAAATATATTATATGCAAGTCCCGATATACACGCTTTCTTCTTTAATCGGAGGATTGATGACATTATAGCCATTGCTTATATCGGATTATTAATTCATGGAAGTGGTAAATTACCATGGATGAATATAAATGACGATACCTATGATGAAAAAATAAAACAAATAATTAATCTTAAAAAAATTGAAAATATTCATCTTGAAGATCATCTACTTTTTAAATTCATCAAACATTTATATCAAGGGAAAAGAATATACAATTATACTCTTTAGATACCGATGTTCCTTATTTAGCATCGGTAGATAATGTTCGAACCTTATTTTTCATTAATATAATATATTATTATATTCTACCAAGAAGAAAACAATCTATAAAAATCAAGATATACTGTTTATGTTGGATATATATATATATATATATCAAATATATATGAAATCATTAAATAAAGATATAAAATATAACTATTATTCAATTGAATGTGAAAATATTAGAAATCTAATTACAGACTCCGGAAAAACAGTAATTACTTCAAATTATCAAGGAAAAATAAATGAACCTAATTTATTTTATAGCGACAACAATTCTTTCGATATAGGTTATCAAGCAACACATTTATTCATATATGGTAAACTACATGATTTTGATAAATGTCATCCAGATGGTGAACTTGTGATTCTTCATCGTTCTACTACCTTATCAACGAAATTATATTGTTGTTTTCCGCTTGTATATGATAAAAAATCTCCCATAACTTCAATTGATGATATAATCATATCAGAAAAACAGACAATTTCATTAGAATTAAACGACCATATTCCAAATACTCCAATATTTCGTAAAGTTAAAACAATCGATAAATATGGTGAACAATGTATTGTTATTTTGTTTGAAAATGCGATTCACGTCAACTCGAAACTTTATGACTTAAATCTTGATAATGACTTATTTATTAATAATAATTCACGTCATTTAGAACATGTTATGAATTACACTGATTCTGTTATTTTTGAAAACACTCTACGTTCTTCCTCTGCAATTATTGAAAGATTTGATATCAAATCACCGTCAATAATTGAAGGATTTGATATCGTCGCCGAAGCTAACAAAAATAAAGACCTTCCTTTAAACCAAGATGAAGTAAATCAACGAAACACCTTTCTGAAAGCTTTAATTGCAGGTGGTGTAAAAGGTGTAACTACACTACCAGATGCGGCTACACCATTTGATATCGTCGCCGAAGCTAACAAAAATAAAGACCTTCCTTTAAACCAAGATGAACAAAGAAACCTAAACTCCATTCGGGATAGTATAGCTGGTGCAGCTAGACCAGTTGCGGTTACACCAATCTCAGGGACTGATTATGATTATAATCCGTTGAAAAACTACGACAAAATAAAAGGAGCAGTTGCTGCATCAGCTTCTGCTACATTAGGTGGAGGTCCAGTATCAAATATTATGTTATCTGATCTCAGTACCAAAATCAATAAGTTCAAAGGAAATTTATCAAAGTATTTTCATCCAACAAATAAGAAAAAACACATGAATCCTAATCAGGTTGATGATGATGAGACGATCTATAAATGTGAATATTTACCAGTTGATTCTGAAGATATGATTCAAGTCTTGCAGATGCCGATTGGAAGTCCGGGTCATAACACATTAGTTAATGATCAAATATCAAACGTTTTCATTAATAATGCCATTTTTATGTTTACTGTAGCCTTTATATTTATCACATCATCACTATTACATTCTATGTTAAAGAATAATGTGAATAAAAATTTATTGATTGAATATACAACCGGTTTGTTTAAAGGATTTAATGTATTGAATTTGTTTCTCACCGCATTAGTCATTATTCTTACCATTATACTATTATTATATGGAATATATCACGGAAATTCTTCTGCCATTTCAATCGGAATATTTTTACCATTTTTTGGACTGATAAGTTATCTAGGTATTTCATATTTTGGAAGTCTAAAAAACAAAGATGCTTCTAATATTGATATACCAAAGAAAAATTAAACTCTCCTACCCCGATCACACTTATTTAGGATGAAAGCGTTCATATTGTTAATGATTTTGTATACAATTATTATAAATGATATATCATCCATTCAAATTACCTATAACCTACCAAGAAAATGTTTTTCCCTTATCAGAATCGGTGGTTAATGACCTAGAATTAGTTTCAATAATATCAAAAGAATTATTTCAACCATCACACGCTATTGGTAATGAAATGATGAAAGAATGGAGTAAGCAAATCACAACTGATGTTCCTTTTTTAGAAGAAACACAACTTGTCTTGAAAGATATGAAACATTTTCAAGAAGTAGAGATAAAGGATGTTGATACAAATGCCTTCATGTCCATTTGGAAAGATACAAAAGAAAATGATAAATTCTTGGAAAAATATTATTACATGGATTGGGAAATGTTTTTACATTTGAATAAATCAACACCTTTTTTACAAATACTCTCCGCTACAAATATTTGTGCACCTTTAATTAGTCTAATCATTCCCATCATCTTTTTAATTTTTCCATTTTTAATATTGAAAATACAAAACATATCTATAGATTTTGATTCATATATTATGGTATTGAAAGATACTGCTCGTCATCATTTCATTGGTAAAACCATTTTAAATATGCAGAATTTAAGTTTTGATAAAATAATTTATTTAGTCATAACATTCGGATTATATTTGATGCAGATATATCAAAACATTAATGTATGTCGTAATTTTTATCAAAACGTCAAGACTATCAATAAAAACCTTTTAGATATTCGAGACTACATGACAACAATATCAAGCAAAATGGACTTATTCAATAAATTACATCATGAAAAAAATACTTACAATCGTTTTTGTGAAGATATCAAAAATCATTCCATTGTTATCAAACGTTTTTTAAGTGAATTATATATTATTACACCTTTTAATATTAATTTATCGAAATTTAAAGATATTGGATACATGTTGAAATGCTACCATGATCTTAAATATAATGAACAATACGACATCAGTATTCGGTTTTCATATGGATTTGAAGGTTATATTGATAATTTAATGGGTGTATATAAAAATATCGAATCAAATAATGTGACATTTGCTACCTTTGATTTAGATAAAGAGGTTTCTATAGAATTAAAAGAACAAATATATCCACCCTATAAAGACCTAGAATATGTCGTTCCGAATGATGTTATATTGGATAAGAATATTATTATAACCGGTCCAAATGCGTCTGGAAAAACAACCTTATTAAAAACAACTACTATAAATACCATTTTTTCACAACAGTTGGGATGTGGTTTTTATAAAAAATGTATATTAAATCCGTTTAGTCATATACACTCTTATTTGAATATACCAGATACATCCGAACGTGATAGTTTATTTCAGGCGGAATCTAGACGTTGTAAAGATATTCTCGATATCATTGATAATTCTGGTCCAGATTCAAGACATTTTTGTATTTTCGATGAATTATATTCAGGTACTAATCCTGTAGAGGCTACAAAATCTTCTATTGCCTTCTTGTCTTATTTATCCAAATATAATAATGTCAACTTTTTATTGACAACCCATTATCATGATATCTGCAAAAAATTGAAAAAAAATATTGTTAAGAAAAATCGAAGACAAGTACGAAATTTAAAAATGGATGTTATTGAATATGAAAATGGGAATATCAAATATACATATAAAATATCAAAGGGAATTTCCTATGTTCAGGGTGCAATACGAATTTTTGAAGAAATGAATTATCCATCTGAAATTATTGAATCATTCAAGAGTTATATCACGCCACGCGATAACTAAAACAAAAACAATCAATCCATTTTTCATAATGATAGTCAATATATAACTTTTTTGAAGAAAACCATGAACTTATTTGTAATCTAGCATTATTTGAAAATATGACTTCATAAGCAAAATATGACGTTGAATTAATAATCATTTTTCCTCTAGGATTTTTTTGTATTAACTCATATCTAGAGTCATTTTTTGATATTTGATTCATATATTTACCATTTCGAATTTTAATTGTACCATCATAAGATAAAATTATATCTATCAAATCATATGGAAGTTTATAGAACTTCATACAAATATTACCAATTTGTTTCTAATTTGTTTTTTATATAAAAAATTGATTTATTATCTGTCTTCATAATTATATTGCATTGAAAGGAAAATAATTATGACAAAAGTAAATACCACTCTAGATAATGCGTCCATGCATGATAAAACCCATTGCCCAATTTCTTACCCCATCGAGTACTTTAGTAATCATACTTACAATTGTATACTCTATGAAATCGAAGGTGAAGGTTTTTCTGCTTTCTCTGCAGATGCTCTAGGTGTAAACGGTGAAGGCAATACTTATGACAAGGCGTTACACAAATTAAAATCCGCTATTGAATGTCAGATAAAAGATGGTCTTGGTGGTATTTATTTAGGCACAAGTGATATAGCGTTTCAAAATACTAACTTCAAGTCACTAGAAGACTCCTGGGAATCAGATGGTGTAGTTGTAGTAAGAAAGGTGAACTCCACAATTACTATTTTCTCAAAAGACAATGAAGATAATTATTGTGTAGTATGTGGTATATCTATGGGAATTCATAATCCACGTCAATTATGTTGTAAATATTATTGTGAAAATGAATCGTCTATATAAAGGGGGATAAAAATAATAATGTATAATATTCTTCTTATTATATAGAAAATATTATAAAACGTCTCATTATACAAGTTAATGTATCACTCGACCTATGCAGTGATTGTAAGACATCGGGATATCCTTCTCCATTGGGAGAGTAAAGCTTAATATTTTACTCTCCCATTGGGAGAGTAAAGCTTTCTTGGTCCTTTGTTAATATGCTGCTTATTTTGACTATTCTTATTAACCTCACACATAATAGGACCATTTTTAATACCAGAAATATCAGACGCTTGATATTCATATCGACCTCCGTGAACATTAATCAATTTAAAATTAACATATTCACCTTGAACGAGGTATTTGTATTGAGAATTTGAAACGCGGATTGCTGAATGATGAGCAAAAATATCCTTATTCTTAAAAGGACCTTCATCACAAACAGTAATAAATCCAAAACCTGTCTGGTCATTAAACCATTTTACAGTTCCAGTTAATAAAGTTTCAATATCTGACGTTTCTTGTGTATTCATTATATAAAAGACTCGTGTATATTCATTATAACATTTTTTTTCTTTATATCATTATTTATATATATATATATATATATATATATTACATGAAAAATCAAAATCAATCAAAAATTATTGTAGTTGGCTATTATAATCATGACAATATTGGCGATGAGCAATATAAACTTACTTTGAAATACTTGTTTGAAAAATTAAACATTGACAATTATAAGACCATTTTCGTAGATTGCGATAAATTAAAATCTCATCCTATAGACGACATGGATATAATTATTCTTGGTGGAGGAGATATTTTAAATCACTATTTTTTGGATGAAATAAATAATCGATTTTTCAATAAACCAAATAAAATTATTGCCTTATCTGTTGGTCTTCCTTATAATGATATATTGATAGATACAAATAAATTGAATATCATAGACTATATTTTCTTAAGAACACAACAAGATATTCCACTATTTCAAAAATATTTCAAAAAAGAACAGATTTTTTATTTACCCGACCTATCCTACTTCCTTCTCAAAATATTACCATGCCATAATAACTCAGCTATTAAATTGCGTGAAAAATTAGGAAATATTAAAAAAAGCGGTAAAAAAATCATAGCCTTTTGTTTGAATAGACATATTTACTCAAAAACCAATAAAGGCTCTTATCGACAAATCGCATATGAATTCTCAAAAACAATTGATTCTTTGATTCAACAAGGATTTTATATCGTTTTGCTTCCTTTCAATACAAGTAACGATATTTTGGATATGGATGAAAATATGGAAAATGATATATTTTTTCAAAATAATGTCTTCATGGGATCAAACTATTCACATCAAATACTTAACATTAATATACGATTGACTGTGACAGAAACATTTGGTCTATTCGATTTCTTTCATATCACTGTTCCTATGAGATTTCATGCATGTTTGTTTAGTATTTATAAAAATGTTCCCATGGTTCCTGTTTTTACTACCAAGAAAATAAAGAATTTTCTCATTGATATAAAATGGGAAACATACTATAAATTAGAAACCAATGATAAGGATCTGCCTATTCAAATGGACGCGGATTTTCTTTTATCTCAAATAAAATCTTTAATAGATGAACCGAAATCCATCTTATCAATATTCTTCAATTTATTTACTATCAAAAAAAATATCGCTAATAAATATAAGAATAAAAAAGTTCTTCTCATTGACGCTTGTACCAAAATTGAAAGTGACATTGATAAAAAAAATGAATTAATATCTAATCTATTAAAAAAACCCTATGATAAAAAATATATTATGAAGGAAAATCACCAAGAAATAATTATAGATACATTAATTGAAAAAATAGAAAAATATAAAGCCTTAAATATAGATAAAAATCTTATCGTCTCTATTGTCAGTTATTTTCTTGTCAATCGTTTTGATTCAAAATATAACGATGGTTTACTGAGTAAAATGTTTGACCCTGAAAAAAATTTCGATTATAAAGAAGAATGGAAATGGATTTTAAATGATCAAGAACCAACTATGATAAGTTATGATTCAGGAATATTCAATATGAATTTTATTAATCAAATAGATGAATCAAATTGTCATCGTTCCGGTTGGGGATTCATCACTAAAAGTCTTCAGAAATTTAATAATGAAAAGGCTGAATTGTACATGGACTTTTCTATTGATAAAACTTTTCATTGGAACGAAGAAAAAAATAAATTGGTTGGTATTCTACCATACAAACAAAAATGGGTTGGATTCATTCATCATACATTCGATACTACCTTTGGTAACAATAACAACACTGAACTTTTAAAGAAACAATCATTTCTTGACAGTTTAATTTTTTGTAAAGGACTCTTTGTTTTTTCAAATCATTTAAAGTCTCAATTATCGAAAGAATTATTGCTAATAGGATATGATATACCAATTCATGTATTTATTCATCCGACTGAAATTGATGTTGCTTTATTTTCCTGGGAAAAATTTGTAAACAATCCATATAAAAAAATAATACACGTCGGTGGATGGTTACGTAATATATTCTCTTTTTATAATTTATCAATCCCTAAAGAATATACTTTTTATAATACATCCCATTATATCACATATGGTGTCACTAAGTGTAAAATACTAAAATGTGCATTGAAAGGACTATATATGGATAATTATTATCCTATAGAAAATGGTAATTCATCAAAAAACATCAACAACAGTTGTCCCAATAGTATCGATAAACATTGTTCTCATAATTTAGATACATCATCAACTAACATGTGGGAAATTCATTGTCACGAATATAAAAAACAAATATATGATGATGTGGAAATTATAGACCGAGTTTCAAATGATGATTACGATAAATTATTGAGTGAAAATATCATTTTTATCAATCTAGTTGACGCTGCCGCCGTTAATACAGTTATTGAATGTATTGTACGAAATACTCCCATTATCATTAATAGACATCCATCAGTCGTTGAGATTCTTGGCGAAAAATATCCTCTGTATTTTGGAGATATTACAGGAAAGTCTAGTGATAATTATATAATGAATATTCAAGTAAATAAATTATTGAGTGATACTAACAATATTAAATCTGCTTACAAATATCTCGTTTCTATGGATAAAAGTAAGTTTAAAATTGAACGATTTATTGTTGATCTAAAACATCAGATTTTGCAGATAAGATAGTGATATGAATCATTGAAAATTTGTTTAATCATATCTATCTCTTTGGTAATCACGAGCGTCAAAATAAGATTGTTCTTTGTAATGATAATAGTTATAATCCCATTGTTTGTCTTTTTTGAATAAAGATACTCCTAATACTTTATCACACTCAAAGTGTTGTAAAACTACTTCGTTCTCATGATCCAAGTCTCTATCTGAATTATTTGTTGGTGGTAACCAATAATCACACGAATTTCTAACACATCCGTCAAATTTATTCAGACCAATTGTACTCGTGTCTACATCTTTACGTACTATACTGTATTTCGTATGAAATGTAGAATAGAGGCTGGTTGGATGTAAATATATTTTAAACTCTGGACCAAATGAACACTTGGTCCTATCAACATGAAAATCCCAGTGATTTAAATATTGCCATTGAGGACGTCCCTTGTCATTCGTTCTTGTAACAACACAACGTCTTATGAATATTTTTATAACAGCACGTTTCAGTTCTAATTTAAAATCTGTTTTTGTAAATACTTTTTGAAAAGTATTGTCCATTTGATATATTTTGGATAAAATATCTCCTGGTAAATCAAATAAAGTATTTAATTTCGACATTATTAATTATGATTTTATCATAAAGTAGTTAAGTTTTAGTTGAAAAAATTGGAAAAAACATTTCAATTTTTTCAATATTCTAGATATCTTGATATTTTTCACTGTTATTGATATTACAAACCTAATACTTCTTCTCCAATTTCAAATGCAACTTCTTCTTTCACTTTTTCTTTTACTATTTGTTCATTACGAAATTTTCTTAATATATAATAAATATTTCCTTCATCACTTGATTTTACTGGTGAATATTGATCAGAGTTTATTTCTAACAATGTATCAAATTTTGACCTAAAAAATCCTTTGGCGTCATTTTCTAAAACCTTATATTTACTTTTATTTATGCTTATATGTTCATTGAAAATAAACGAATCCTTCTTTAATTTATAGAAAATTGTATTTGTTATTGTAGCAAATATACCAGTATTTAAATCAAAAATACCAAAAATACGTACTATAGCATACCATTCTGTACCTATCTTTACAAAATAATCAATATATTTATTACCTATTTTTAAATTACATTTTGTACTCTCTTTTGAATCCAAATTTATATTGAACACTGGCACTAGTGTACTCGATACATTTCGAATAATCTGTTCTGGTATTATATAAATGAGTTTTGTTGCAATTCCTTTTAATTTGATTGTTGTGCTAAAACTCTTATTTAATGCACCTACAGAAGTTATTTCATAATCATTTATAATTCCTCCTCCTTTAGTATTTCTTCTCAAACTCTTATTTCTTCTCAAACTCTTTTTTATTTTTAAACTCTTTCTTTTCTTACAATTTTTTATTACTGATGCCATATACATATAATAAGATGTTATTATCGGTGGTTTAAAAAAAATAGAAATAATTTTTAGATATAACAAGTAGTCAGATAGGATAAATTATCACAAATTAATAATTAATAAAATTGATTTACTTTTTTTGATTTTATAACCTAATATTAATAATGAACACTATTATGAGTTTATACTGTCTCCCTCAAGTTATATTAAGTGAAATATATTCTTATGATGATACTTATAAGAATATATATGTCATAGATATTTTAAGCGAACTTAGATGTGAATCATTGAATCGGTGGAGAAAACAATTTACTGATAGTTTAAAACATGAATTATCAATAAGAATGGATTTAGTATTGGATTATTTATTTGATATTTGGAGTCCTTATTTACAAAAAAATGAAAATATCCAAGAAAATATTGAATTTACATTATGGTCTGGTAATCAATATTATCGTTATTGTAGTGGAATAGAACCAATTGATATTGGAATTTGTACACAAGATGCGATAATTAATATACGTATATATTTACCAGGAGGACATTTATTTGAAGGGGTTGTATATAGTAAACAAAAATATTTTGACAAATTCGTCCATGGATATGACGCAATGAATACTAGTTACATGATGGAAACTGTCCATAACAATGAATCGTTTTATCTTGTCCAAATAATATTAAACTAAAATTCTTTTGTAATTAAATAAATATTTCTTTTTTTATTGGAAAACATCTGTGTCTATCTCCAACGATTCACTTAAAAATCATGTGGTGATTTTTAACGTTCATTGTCTGGAGGATAGACATTAAAAATTGATTCAGAATGTGAAATACATTTTATTTTTTTATAGTTATTTTTGTTACATTGGTTAAAGTTAAACTCTATTTCTCCCTTCGGGTTCCCCGGGGCACCCATTGGGAGAGTAAAGCTTAATCCACGTATTTTATTGTACATTTACCCCAATTGTGATTCATTACTTGAATACCCAAATTAACGACACATATAGCTTTGTGTTCTTCTCTTGAATAAGTATTTTCAATAACAAGACAAGGTCGGGTTGTTGTCATGAAATTTATACAACTGTTAAATTTATCCAGTTGCATAAAGTCTCTGTTAAACCAAATAATGGCATTATTATCGTCGAACCATTCAATGTCGTCTAAAAGATATTCGTCCCCAAATGTTGGTTCACTTTCTCGTATATGAGGAGACGAATATAAGAAAAGTCGCAAAGACAATACACGTGCTTTTGAAATATTCATTAGACATAGGGCATATGTTGGTTCGATAATATAACATAATCTTTTAATGTTACCAAAGACTGTAGCCGAATCGATAATTTCTCTTCCTGTGAAATAATGTTGGTAGTACAAGGAATAAAAGTTATGTGAACGGTTTCGGGTTTTTGCTAGTATAGGGAACACATTGGTGTCACATATATTCCCCCATATTTCGAAAGGAATAGGTGTAGCTGTATCACCGAAGAACACATAGATATTAGCAAGGTAATGTATATCATTCAAGATTAAAGTGTTATGAACCAACAAAGGGATATATATTTTACCATCTTTGTAAATTATACCATCAACACCTAGAATTCGAGCATACATATTAATTTCAATCTCAATATCGTAAGTGCAGAATCTTTGCATCAATATTTCCCCATGAACGACTTTTATGTCATCTACCATATCAGTCAATCGACTATTTTCTGGGTTATTGATGACAATCCATAAATTTGATATGGCAATGTTATCGTACTCAAATACTCCTCGGGGAATTTGATTAAAGAAACGCCTCCCATTATTATAAAAACTTATCTGAAGAGGGATTTTCTCAAAATTGAATTTGTGATTTTTATAATACTGAGCCTTCCCAAAAGAATGGGTGTATTTCCGTGGACGACACCATTCGAAAAATGCGTCTCCAGTGACTTTCCTCAAGATGAGGTTAGTGTAGACAATCTCGATATCAATATTGTATGGCTGGTAAGATATGAATTCTTGTTCATGCTTTTTGTCGATTATTTCCTGAACAAATCTGTTCTGAGGACCGTCTTGATAGAATGAAAGTTCCATTTGATTATTATATTGATATTTTTCTATATAATAATCCAAATAAAATTTAAAACAGATTTTTTGGATCATATAATTAGTTTTTCTAAAAAATTGAATTGAATCTAATTTATATTGGAACTGCAGTCATAATTAATCAAAAATATAATGGAATTACAATATGTCTATCTTATCCAAGAACGAGAATTTGTACAATCAGGAAAACCTATATTCAAAATTGGGAAAACAAAACAACCTAACTTTGCGCGTTTGAACCAATATCCGAAAGGAAGTGTTGTGATTCATCATTCAGCTTGCTTTAATTGTGATGAATGTGAAAAAGAAATCATCACATTTTTCAAATTGAAATATCATCAAAGATCTGATATTGGTAGTGAATATTTTGAAGGAAATTATAAAGTCATGATATGTGATATATTACTTATATCTCTACGTCTATGGAATGAGGGTCATAATGATAAAACTCTGTCTGATTTGAAGATATATTCTTGTTTGAATTGTAATTATTCAACAAAATCAAACAGTAATTTTCATAAACATTTTAAATCAAGTAAGCATATCAATAACGTGCAGTTTCCCGATTCTAATATAACAACTTTTCATTGCATTCAATGCAATAAATATTATAAGGCTCAATCTGGATTATGGAGTCATAAGAAAGTGTGTAAAAATATTACTCAAACTGATGTTCCATAAATTCTAGAACATATTGTTCAGTCAAAAGGATAACTAGATAACCAATAAATAGTTGGAGTGATGAATATCATGAGTGAGCAAATAAACCATCGTATGGATAAAAAATCATGTGGAATCAGAAAATCACGATTATAATTAGATATTTTTGTTTATAACTGAAATTTACATTTATAATTAAAACTTTACGTTTATAATCAAAAAGTTTAATTTAGTAGGTCCTTTGTTTAGCAACTAATTCATTATAATGAATATCAGTATTTGGAATTTACATTTATAATCAAAACTTTACGTTTTTAATCAAAAAATTTAAATTCCACAATCTTTTATTTAACAATTTATTCATTATAATGAATATCAGTATTTGGAATTTACATTTATAATCAAAACTTTACGTTTTTAATCAATTCCACAATCTTTTATTTAACAATTTATTCATTATAATGAATATCAGTATTTGGAATTTACATTTATAATCAAAACTTTACGTTTTTAATCAAGAAGTTTAAATTCCACAATCTTTTATTTAACAATTTATTCATTATAATGAATATCAGTATTTGGAATTTACGTTTATAATCAAAACTTTACGTTTTTAATCAGAAAGTTTAAATTCCACAATCTTTTATTTAACAATTTATTCATTATAATGAATATCAGTATTTGGAATTTACGTTTATAATCAAAACTTTACGTTTTTAATCAGAAAGTTTAAATTTATAAACCTTTTTTTAGAAACTTATTCATTATAATGAATATCAGTATTTGGAATTTACGTTTATAATCAAAACTTTACGTTTTTAATCAGAAAGTTTAAATTCCACAATCTTTTATTTAACAATTTATTCATAATAATAGACATTGATATTTGGAATTTACGTTTATAATCAAAACTTTACGTTTTTAATCGTAATGTTTAATTCATATCATACAAATATAACCATAAATCACTATTCAAAACACATAAATGAATCAAATGTCTAAATCTATATAAAGGTATTTTGATAATTATAATAACATGTGTGATACAAAAACATTTAGTTGCTCTGCTTGTAATTATGAAACAACTGTAAAAGGTAGTTTTAACAAACATGTTTTATCTAAAAAACACGATAAAAATACGAAGTCGCCAGTTGTTCTCAATACAAAATTTCAATGTAAAAATTGCCAGAAACATTATAAGGGGCAATCTGGTTTATGGGGACATAGTAAAAAATGTGTTCCGAAAGTAATTATTCAAGTTTCAAGTCCAGAGATTAAATGCAATGAAAATAATACTAATCGAGAAATAATTGAAGCCATGAATATCATGAATGAGGAAATAAAACAATCAATGGATCAGCAGATAAAGCAATCAAATGAGCAAATAAACCGTCGTATGGATAAATTGTCTAGTGATTTAAAAGAGAATCAGCAAATTGTACAAACTATAAATAATAATAGTACAACAATAAATAATACATTCAATATGACTGTCTTTTTGAACGAAAAATGTGGCGAAGCTATAAATTTCGAAGAATTCATCAAAAGAATAATGTTCGAGTTTGCTAATTCAACCTTAATGATGGAGAGTTATGTGGAAGGAACGTGTAATATAATTCAGCGTAATTTAGAGCAGTTACCGGTTAATAAACGACCGATGCATTGTTTGATCGGCGAAGATCCACACCAACAATTATTGCATATAAGACAAGATAATAAATGGAATACGAGTTCTGAATTAAATTGGATGCAACAAATTCATGCGGATGATGACGATGATGTGGTTCATAAAAATCCAATCTATTATGGATTGAAAACGATCGATGATAAGAAATTAGAATATTTGGCATATAATTTATATGCTAATGAATCATATGTAAAACATTTTAGCAGATTACGAGCAGAAATAAATTGTCGTCCAGATTTGAAAGAGAAAGTCTATCATAATATATTGAAAATGATAAGTTTAGATACAGATAAATTGGATGAAATACATAAAGTGAGTAAAATTATGATGTGATGTAGTGATTTCCCTGTTTTTTTATTCTTCTTGGTAACAAATTATTATGAGATTTATTTTTCATAATAACTTATAAATAATAAACTAATTCATTTAATTATTGGAATTGATTTATATTAGTTTCACAAAATTCATATCTACCAAGAATAATAAAAATGTCTTGCTTTCTCTATTCTTTTTATTTTGCTTTGTATATTTGGAGTGGTTTATGAGACTTTAATCTTGAATTGATTGTTGTATATGATTTAATACAGAGGATAAAGGAATAATGCCTGATTTCATATCAAAAAATAATTTCTCATAATCTTCCAAATTTTTATCTTTGAAATAGAAACGATATGAAATGAATTGCACACCGTAATTAACAATAAAGTCATGATATTCAGGATTGGATTTACTATCAAGACTAGGTTTTATTAAGCGTAATAAACCAACATCCGTCTCTTTTCTATCAGTATCTACAATAGTTAAGGGAGTTGTATTTTGATTCAAGAGATCATTATAATTATAGGTATGTAAATTATTACCACCACTTTCCATATTAACATATTTCGCTAATTCGTAACAACCGTCTATTTCCGTGGCAAATGACGTGACACATTTTGCATATTTTTTGATATCATTATATTGAGGTGAAAGTTTTGTATCAACTATTAAAACAATTTTACCTATAAGATCCCGTAATTGAGTATTTCCGGTGACTTCACCTTGAAATAATCTATTTGATAGATAATTATTAACCGCCATACCAATTTGATTCAAGATTTCATCATTGACGGACTTTATACGTAATTGAATAAAAATGGGATCACCTAAATTGGGAGCGGGGGCTGAAAAAGCGTTAATAATAACGGTCTGTAAAGCTTCATTTAAAGTGATGACGTTTTTCGACGTTAAAGTGACAAAGGTAGGGTCAGTACCATAGGCAACACATGGTACATTATCAATAAAATAGACTTCAAAATCCAAAAATCGACAACCACGTGATAAGACATATTTAATGGCTTCGGTACTAACATAATTACCTGACAGGGCTGAATTGTAGGAAGATTTGATCAGAAATTCTCGTAATGGTAATTCAAGATTAGTTGTTATAGAGGAAATATTAGTACCAGTGACAACTTTCATGAGCCCAACTTCGGAATTTTCACTAAAATTGGTCAAACCTTCCAAATTAGCTATACCTTTTCGTTTTAGTAACAAGAGATGCATAATATAGGATGAAATGAAAATGATTAATAGGATAAGAATTTTTTTGTAAAGATACATGACTATTTTATTATATGATATATCAAGATAAATTTTTAGATGAAAAAAGTTCACGGATAATTTGTGAATCACCACCTCTTGGAATTGTATTTGGAAAAGGTCCAATCGTCGTCCATTTTTTATTTAATGAGAAATCATAAAGGTGTTGTTCCATTAAATAATCTACGGGAAGTGATTCAATGAACGGTTTGAATAACTCTTTTTTAATACCATAATATTCACTATTTTGCCATTCTGAATGTCTATGAATTTGTAGATAAAGATCATTATTGGGTTCAATCATTTCTAGTTTATTCTCAATGTCATCCAAGAAATAACGTCCTGTCACTTTTAATACATGCGTACAATGGATATATTTTTCATTATTCATTAATTGTTTCAAAGCATATTTAATACTTTCAGCTTCACCTTGCGTAGATGATGATATAGAAGATTGTTTGAAATGAAAAACCGTGAGTCTATCATTTTTAATATCATCAAAGGGATAATCTGAACTTTCAACTACAAAAATAGGAAGATTTGTTTTTGTCAACCAATGTGTGATTTGTTCGTGATATAATTTTTTACGATATTCTATATCAGACGAATTTGAATTAATATCAACACACGTGGTCAATAAAACAATCCATTTACTATGATTCAATGAATTTTTATTGTCAAATGATTCATAAGTGAAATTGGTAAATAGTGATATAATGATGATAAACATTAAAATAATTATACATTTGTCAAACTTTCTTGTTTTCATCTATATATATACGTCGAGTATATTATATGTAGATTCTTTATCTTGTGAATAATGTTTTCTTTCTTGGTATAAATTAAAAATAAGGAATTATGAAGATGAATAATTGAATACTATAATAATGCATCTAAGGTTAATACAATGATAAAACAACTAATCCACTTCCACCGCTTCCACTTAGGGCTGGATTATCGTTGTTGTAATTATTAGCCGACCCACCACCGCCTCCACCGGTATTTGCAGTTGCATCACACCCTCTTACAATGATAGAAGTATCGGCATTAGAATATCCTCCACAACCCCCCCCACCACTTCCACCTTCAGATATAGTAGTATCTGATGTTACGTAATTCCCATTATATACCCCTTGATATTGCATGCCCCCCCCACCCCCCCCGCATAAAGTTGTTGATAATAAATATCCCTGAAAATTTGATGAATCTACTGTTATTCCAGGTCCTCCATTTCCACCAGAAGCTGTTGCGTTTACACCATAATTACCTCCTACACCTCCTGCACCACCACCACCACCACCTCCGAATATTCCATATCTTCCAATTCCGTAACCACCAAAACCACCAAAACCACCACTAAACCCTTGAGACACTAAACCCGTAGCAGGTGGTGCGTTGCTTCCTTGACTCCCTCCTCCTCCAGAACCACCAGATTTAGCAGGAAACGACAAACTACCAGATCCAGAACCTCCTCCAGTAGAAGTAATATTGAAAAATGAACTATCTCCTCCATTAAGATAAGTATTCAAATTACTATTTACTCCTCCTCCATATGAACCATCACTTTTTCCTCCCACTCCTACAACCACATTGTAAGTTCCTTCTGTTAGATTGAGTGATCCTATTTTATATCCTCCTGCACCCCCACCTCCACCTACTCTGTCATAATAATAACCTCTCCCACTCCCTCCACCAGCAACTACCAAATAATAGACAGTTTTTGGTGTTTTTAGGGTGAATGTACCTGAAGATGTGAAAGTACAATTGTAATATGAACTTACATTACCTGAACCAGTTGTAACAGCATTGGTTGTTGTAAAAGGAATGCCCACAAATGCCGCCATCGTGATAACGTTGGATGTCGGTGAATTTGTCGATGTCTTTCCATTAATACTAGCCGTTACATAGAATGTATAGGTTGATCCAATTGATAGATTGGAAAACGATGCCGTAGTTCCTGAAAAACTACTAGGTGATATGTAATTATACCCCCCGCTATTCAGACTTGAATAGAAATTATAACTAGACGCGCCAGGAGAACCATTGAAATTGAGGGTAGCAGACCTATAACCAGGTGAGGGTTCTGACAAGATTAAATTATTAGGTGCAGCTGGAGTGATAGTTAATTGACTTGTCGGAGAAGAATATACAGATGAAACGCCCGAACTATTAGTGGATTTCATCTGGAAGGTATAAACTCCTCCTTGTGTCAATCCTGTGATTGATACTGTGGTTCCCGAAACACTGTATGATGGAGCCGTTACATAACTCGCACCACCTAAAGATGAAAATAGTGTATAACTTGTCGCACCAGTAGATGCAGTGAAAGTGAGACTCGCTTTTCCTGCGCCTGTTCCTGTCTCTGACACTGCTAAATTGGTAGGTGCTAATAGTCCCGATAAGGTGATAGAACTCAATATATTAGAAAATGCCGATTGTTTTCCTTGAGCGGAGGAAGAAGTCATCTTAAATGTGTACAAACTTCCTGGATTCAATCCAGTGATCGAAACGGGTGATGAATTAATTCCTGATGTTACCGGTCCCGATGTTCCGTCCGAAAGAATTGTGTAAACATTATAACTCGTTGCACCTGTGACTCTAGTGAATGCTATACTTACTGTCCCTGTACCTGTTCCTACTTCTGTAACAGATACCACAAATGGAGCAATTAGATATTTTAGTATATGAGAACTATGAAATGAACTGAAACTCGAAAATGCCATTATAGTTTGTGTATAATACACATATACATATATTTCAGAATTTGAATTCACTTAAATACGGTAATGATATTAATCATAATAATATAATATAATAATATTAATCATAATAATAATATAATAATATAATAACATTATGATTATATAGAAATAAAGATGGCGGGAGGATATTTAAATATAGTAGCTATTGGAAATGCAAATATTATTTTGACAGGAAATCCATCAAAGACATTTTTCAAGGTGGCTTATTCAAAATATACAAATTTCGGTCTACAAAAATTCCGTCTTGATTATGAAGGAAGTCGAGATCTGAGACTAACAGAAGAATCAAAATTTGTCTTTAAAGTGAAAAAATATGCTCAATTATTGATGGATACGTATGTTGTTATAAATCTTCCTGATATATGGAGTCCAATATATAATCCATCAGAAGAAACAAGTGGAAAATGGGTTGGTTATGATTTTCGTTGGATTGAAAATATTGGGATTCAAATGATTAAAAGTATAGAAATTAATTGTGGTTCAACTTTGATACAAAAATACAGTGGTGCTTATCTCTCCGCCATGGTAGAACGTGATTTCACGGCAGAAAAGAAAAAATTATTTAATGAAATGTCGGGTAATATTGATACTTTAAATGATCCCGCCAATGCTTTTGGTAGAGAAAATGCCTACCCGTCTGCATTTTACACAAGTAAAAATGGTGGTTCTGAACCGTCAATACGTGGTAAAACATTATATATCCCAATTAATACTTGGTTTACATTAGATAGTCGATGTGCTTTTCCTCTTATTTCTTTACAATATAGTGAATTAACAATAAGTGTTACTATGAGACCAATACAAGAATTATTTCAGGTAAGGGATATATATGATTTAGATAATCAATATCCCTATATTCAACCTGATTTCAACCAAGAACATTTTAGAATGTATCGATTTTTACAAACACCACCAGCAATAAGAATAGATACACAAGCAAATTCATATCAATATTTGCAACAAGTATGGAATGCTGATATTCATCTTTTATCAACTTATTGTTTTTTATCAGATGAAGAGACAAAAAAATTTGCATCGGAAGATCAGCTATATTTAGTAAAAGATATAATTCAATATAAATTTTATAATGTGACAGGAACCCAACGATTAAAATTAGATAATTCGAGTGGTATGGTATCAAATTGGTTATTTTATTTACAACGAAATGATATTAATATGAGAAATGAATGGAGCAACTATTCTAACTGGCCATATAAATCACTCCCATCAAATATATTATTGGCACCCTATATTCTTCCCAAAGATGATGGGAATGTTTATGGGGTTAATAACTATATTGATCATGGACCAAGAACAAATCCCGATTCTACGGAAAATACAACCTTATTTATTACCGGTGATTATTCTCATGACAATCAAAAGGAAATATTATTGACGATGGGAATACTTTTTGAAGGTGATTATAGAGAGAATACATTACAATCAGGAATTTTCAATTTAGTTGAAAAATATGTTAGAACACCGGGTTATGCAAAAGAAGGAATATATTGTTATAATTTTTGTTTATCTACAAATCCCTTGGATTATCAGCCATCAGGGGCGATGAATTTAAGTAAATTTAAAAACATTGAATTTGAAATAAGTACATATACACCACAAGTCGATCCCGCAAATGTTCCATTTACTATTGTTTGTAGTACAACAGGACAACCTATTGCGGTGACACGAAAACCGGGATGGCAATTATTTCAATACAATTATGACATGACGATATATGAAGAAAGATATAATATATTATCATTTATTGGTGGAAATGCAGGAATGATGTATGCGAGATAGAAAAGAACTCGATGTTTATTACTTGAAAAGAATAGATTAACCACCATAAAATCAAAATGAATGTCATAAAAAATCCTAATTAGGAATATGATATTAGATCTTAATTTGCATTTTTTTTCTCTTTCAAATGTATATAATATTTAAATGGCATTTTCGACGTTTAATTCTTTTGCATCGATAAAAAATAAAAAAAACATACGTGTTAGTGCTAGTGGTGGTACATTAACAACAAATGGTTCATATTTTATCAATACATTTACATCTTCTGGGACATTTACTTTAACCAAATCAGCTACAGTTAATTATCTTATAATAGCAGGTGGAGGTGGGGGGGGTACCTATAGTAACGGTAGAACATTCGGAGGTGGTGGTGCTGGTGGTTACGTTGTACAAACATCGGTTAATTTGAGCGCAGGGTCTTATACAGTCACTATCGGTTCTGGAGGTATTCCAGGAAGTAGAGGAAGTAATAGTGTATTTAATAGCATCACTGCTACTGGTGGTGGATATGGTGGATATTATTTAAACGGTTCTTTTCTGAATCCGGGAAGTGGTGGATCTGGAGGAGGCAGTGATCATTCAAGCACAATTGTTGGTACTGGGATAGCAACGCAAGGTAATAATGGCGGTGCAGGATGGCCTGGTACAAGTAATGCTAATTCCCCCGATATATACGCTGCAGGGGGTGGTGGTGGAGCTACTTCTGTGGGTACTACACCTACAGTAAGTACTACTGGTATCGGAGGTACTGGTATAACGATAACATCATCTAATCTTCCTGGGTATGCATTGTCAACAACCTTCTGTGGAGGTGGTGGTGGTGGATATCAAAATACTACAGCATCAAATACTTTGAGCACAGTAAGTGGAACTGGGGGAGGGGGGTCAGGTGGTTATTATTATAATGGTACTGTAACTGCAGCAACGAGTGCTACCGCAAATACTGGTGGTGGCGGTGGTGGTGGAGCTAATAGCACCACAAACAACACTGGTGGTAATTGTGGAGATGGTGGTAGTGGAATTGTTATTATTACATACAACTAATATATCGTAAATAATGTTGGAAAAAAATATGATTATAATATAAAATGTTGGATTCTACGATTCCAATCAAACTAAATGAATCACCTTTACAGACATATATGATACCAGTTTTTGATAAGAAGGAAGAAGAAGAAAAGGATGAAGAAAAGGTAGAAAAAAAAAAAGATGAATTTTCGTGGTTGTTTGATATTAGGAAATACTTGGAGAATTATAAAAATATACTTGATCACATAGCGTTTTATATAGATGATAAAGAAAATGCAATATCATTATTTTTAGCAAAAACAATGTCTCGTAATAAAAACAATGAGGAGGATGTTTTATTGATAAAAAGCAATTTAATCATGTTTTTAAATGTCTTATTGTCTTGTTTAGTTGTTTATAATTGGTATTTTGCCTTTTCTAATGATGGTATTGGTATCAATATTCCGAAACTTAAACTTGAAAAACTTAAAGACCAATTTGGATTGGTTCATTTCATATTCAAATATATCTTGTGTTTTTTATCTATTAATACATATATCATTTTTGACCGGTATTCAAAATTAATAAAATTCAAGGATTCAAGGATTCAATTTTTATTACTTTTAATTTCGATTATTTTAATTTTGGTATATTTTGGTTCTAATATATTAAATTCAGGTAACAGTGTAGGATATAAAACATTCTTTACCTATTTGTTTGTAGCATATGGATGTTTTTGTATGAGTAAAGACTTTGAAATCAATTTACGTGATCCCCTAAGTACAACAATTAATTTGTATAGTTCATATCGTAAATACTATGGATTTGGTATATTTAGTCCTTTAATACTTCTTATAATGTTTACCTGTCGGGTTTTTGGATCAGTTCAATTTGTTCAATTAGCAATACTTCTCAATTTTATTTATTTCGCATTAATTTCTCTATTGATAATCCCTATTTTTTCGACTCATAATCCTTACACCACTTTCAAAAATATGAATAATTCAATTAGAAATGATAAAGAAAATCAAACGACTGGTTTTTTAGGACTATTTATCAGCATAATATACAGTTTTATATTTGAGATTATTTTCATTTGTGTATTTGTCAGTGGAATCGTTGATTATAGTTTGAAAATGAATGATACACGTGATTTACAATATGCATTGATATCTTTATGTTCAATCGTTATACTCATTCTCATATACATAATATATAAACGTTTTCAGACTATGACATTTGTAATACCTGGCTTTAAATCATTTGATTTTGGAAATGTTTCTAAAGCCGCTGGAAATGTTTCTAAAACAGCCAGAAATGTCTCTGGAGTTGTAGGGAATGCAAGAGCTCTTATGAACTTAAGGAAACTGGGTAAGAAAGGAATTGTTGATAAATTAAAGGCATTGGGTAATAAGAGTAATATTCAAAATACATTGATTAATAGCAGTAAAATGTTAGGAAGTGATGGAATTGGGAATACTTTATTACAAAATGGAACTAAAGTATTAGACAAACATCTTCCTATCCCTATTACCACAATGAACATGGATACTATAAAAGAAAATGTTCAGAATAATTTAATAAAAAAAGGAACTGAAATTTTAGACAATCATCTTCCTATAACTATTACCACAATGAACTTGGATACTATAAAAGAAAATGTTCAGAATGCAGTTATAGAAAAAAGTAAAGGGCTTTTAGATAATAGTGTCAAGACATTACCAAAATAAAACGAACGTAATGATGTAAAATTGAAAAAACAATATTTTTTTTTTTTCAATTTATTTAATGTCTATCCTCCAGATTCAGAACAAATAATGGTAAAAATGATGAAGGCATTTTTCACTTCATCATTGGAGGTAGAGTTCTGACTATTCTTCTCCCTTCGGGACCACGTGTGGTCTCATTGGGAGAGTATAACTTAAATTAATATTTATTCAATTTGTTCAATTAGTGTTTCCAAGACTTTATCATATAATAATATTATTTCAAGTTGTTTTTCAATATTATTTTTCAAATATTCTTTTTGACTAAATGTCAATTGTCGTAAATTTTTGATACTATCTTCAATTGTAGAATAATAATCAATAACAAATATCTCTTTTGGGCTACATTTATTTGTTAAATAATAATTTGGAATGATATTTTCACTATTACTAAGACCATTATTTATTGGTGGTTTCCAATCACTTTTCACGATTATATGACTTTCACTAACGCTTTTTTTGCGGTTGTCCAAATAAGGAGGAAATATATTGCGACATTGAAAATTATATAAATCAAATTCATTCATTTTTACTTTATATAATACATTAAATTTGTATTTATATTGTTTAAGCAGAACACATTTCACATATTTCATCCTCTTCTTCTAAAATTGTATTTTCAGAAACAACCGCTTTTTCAGGTTCTATTGTGAATTGTTGTGCCTGATGTTTTGCTCTTCTTCTCAAATAATAAATACCCGTTTTGAGTCCTTTAGTCCATCCGTAAAAATGCATAGATGTTAAAGAAGCATAAGTAGGGTCTTCAAGCCATAGATTAAGAGATTGACTTTGACATATATATCTACCACGATCCGCTGCCATATCAATTAATGATTTCATAGAAATTTCCCAAACTGTTTTATACTTTTCACGGATATTTTCAGGAATAGTCATTATATTTTGAACACTTCCATTATTAGAAATGATATAATTTTTCATTTTTTCATCCCATAATCCCAAATTTAAAAGGTCCTTCATCAAATATTTATTCGTCAAAATAAATTCACCTGCTACTGTACGTCTAGAATATATGTTACTTGTAATAGGTTCACTACATTCATTATAACCAAGAATTTGACTTGTAGATGCGGTTGGCATAATTGCCAACATAAGAGAATTTCTTAATCCATGTATTTTTATATCAGATTTAAGGGTTGTCCAATCATATCTATTATCTTCTTGAGGTGAGTTCCAAAGATCAAATTGAAGAATTCCTTGACTGGCTGGTGACCCACTAAATGTTTCATAAGGTCCATCACGTTGCGATATTATACAACTTTCTTCTAATGCACCATGATATAAGGTTTCAAAAATATCTTTATTTAATTGTTTTGCCGTTTCAGATTCAAATGGCATATCTAACATCATAAAAACATCAGCTAAACCCTGAACTCCAACTCCAATAGACCTATGCCTGAAATTACTTAATCGTGTTTTTTCAGTGGGATAATAATTAATATCAATCACCTTGTTTAAATTGTAAGTAGCTACTTTAATGATTTTATGAAGCATCTCAAAATCAAAAGAAGGGGGGGTCGTTGTTAGATTAACACAGGAAGGAAGAGCAATAGATGCTAAATTACAAACCGCACTCTCTTTATCGTCACTATATTGAATAATTTCGGCACATTGTCCTGTCAAAATACCATTAAAAATACCTGCATTACGCTTTGGTTCTGTGAAACAAAATGTATCATCAATACGACCATTATCCACAATCTTTTCAATTCTAACAAACATATCACCTTGTCCACGATTATAAAATGTATGATTCTTTAGGTCAAGACTTTGAGGATTAAATCCTAGTTCAATTAATGATTTTAAATCAAAGGAACAAACATATAATCTACAAAGATTGGGATTATCTGTATCGGGGGTAATAAATGGACCTATTCCACATGTTTGTAACATTAATTTTATTTCCATACCGAGTTTATTTTCAATCGGGTTTAATTCCAATTTTGCTTGATGTTTGATATTAGAGGTTGTGCTATTGTTATCACCAAAATTTGAAATCCATTCCATTTTTTGCGTCATATAGATTGTACTATTGTTATCACAAAATTTTGAAAACCATTCTAATTTTTGTTGTAAACTATGGTTCAAAGGAACAGAATCATTCAGTATAGGATTACTTGAACAATCTATGATCGGATAACTACATATCTTGATAGTATCTCCTTTTTTAAGGTCTTTTGCATCTACGACCGTAGTTTGTGTATTAGGATAATCATTTATGAAAAATTTATGATAGGGTGTGCATGTCAATGAACAATTATCACTTGTATGAACTTCAATTAATTTTTGATTTGAACCAGTTTTAAAAACAGTCACTTCACTAAATTCTCTACCATTCCATACATTCACCTGTTGTCCTTCCAATGATTGAATATCAATATGCCCTTTATCAGTCAATATTTTTGTTTCTGGTGCAACACAAAGATTGCTCGATTTAATCGTCCCTAAATTCTTTTGATTAGATTTTTTATTGGAAGCATCTTTATATAAAAGATACGGTGTTCCTGTTTCCATTTGTGAATCCAAGACTTGAAACCATAAATCTCTTGCATTGATAGTAACCCGTCCCTTGCCTTCTTTTTCATATTTTTCATATAATTCTTCGAATTCATCACCATAAACATCAGATAATCCTGGGCATTCATCGGGACACATTAAGGTCCATAAACCATTTGATTTCACACGTTTCATAAATAAATCAGGAATCCATAATGCATAAAATAAATCACGTGCTTTTAATTCTTCATCACCATGATTTTTCCTTAGTTGAAGGAAAATTTCAATATCAGCGTGCCATGGTTCTAAATAAATCGCAAAGGAACCATTACGCTTACCACCACCATTATGCACAATGCCATTATGTAGTAAATAATTATGTTCTTTTCTCATTTGCAAATCGTATAAAATACCTTTATACTCATTTTTTGTAATTTTTTGAACTCGAGATAATAGGTAATCATTATAACGTAAAAATTTAAAAAACTGTGTATCATTAAATTCAATATTCATTAATTCACAAATCTCTTTTGTTTTTGGGATACGAAGAGTATAACTAATTTTTTTATTTTCTATCATTCCACGTTCAGTTTCATGTGATTCTCCTACTCTATCACGAATGTACCCACTCGTTAATAATCCCAATTTTAAACATATAAATCTGACCGATTCTATTAAGTTCAATGATGTACTATCGAATACGAGTTCTTTTCCATTACAACCATCTGTATCTAAAAGCCCTTTTAATATAAATTTACTTTTTTCAATCGGTAAATTTAACCATTTATGATGTATTCTTTTAGATTTTGTTTCATCATACAAATCATTATGTCGAAAAGGTAAATGAATTGTACGATTCCAACGAATTCTCGTAGTATTTTCATCAACATTTATCTTATAATCAACCAATTTTTCTTCAAAATATTTAATCATAAATTCTTTTAACGATATTTTATTTGTCGAATGAATAGTAACATGACCAGTGTCATCATAATTATTCATATAACCATCGCCTTGAATAATTCCATACATGTAACAATCATCGGCAGATAGGGATTTTACATCTATTTCATTTTTAGGGATAGGAAATACAACCATATCAGAATCATCTAATTTACCTGCATCTACCCATTCAAATTCACACGATTTTTTGTCTAATCGATTTAAAATAACTTTATAATTCAATCCTTTTTGTTGATTTCTTAAGGCATATACTGGATGTTCAGGAGTTATTTTTAGTGGAAAAATAGAATGCATTGTTTCAATTTCTAACATTTCACCATCATAAGAATGTTCCAACACATTTTGTATTACTTCGGTATTACCGGTTAAATTATATATACTTGTTTCGCCTGTGCTACAATATTGAATTTGTTTTGGTCCTTCGTTTGTGTATATAATAGTTTCTGGATGAACACATTGATCAACGTATTTTGCCGTATTATTAAACACTCGTAACATGGGAACAATTCCATTCGATGTTCCATTTGTTCCATTAATATGAGAACCCGTAGCACGAATATTATGAATATGTAATCCAATACCTCCCGCCCATTTTGATATTAAAGCACAATCTTTCAAAGTATTATAGATTCCTTCAATAGAATCTGATTCTGTCTGTAATAAATAACAACTACTAAGTTGTTGATGTGGTGTTCCTGCATTAAATAAGGTGGGTGTGGCGTGAGTCATATATTTGAGTGACATATAGTAGTAAGTTTCTTTAACTCGTTCCAAATCATCACCATGAATACCGATAGCTACACGTAACCACATATGTTGTGGTCTTTCAATAATGACATTATTTTGTTTCATTAAATAGGAACGTGATAATGTTTTGAATCCGAAATAGTCGATTAGATAATCACGGGAATAATCACATATTAATTCAATATCTTTGTATTTTTTTTGGACATTTTGATGAAATTCTAATGAAACAAGAGGTGAATGTTTACCATGTTTATCTATATTATTATATAGTTTTTTCATTGTTTTAGTAAACGAAGCGGAAGTATTCTTATGATGATTAGAAATAACAATACGACCTGCGAGATAATTATAATCCATATGAATAGATGACATTGAGGCACATTGTTCTGCACTTAATTCATCAATTAAGGCGGTAGTAATACCATCATATAATTGATCAATGACTTTCATGACAAGTGATGTATAATTAACGTTTAGACTCTTGGTTTCACTTTCTTTACCGATTTTCTTGATTCTTTGTAATATTTTATCAAAGGATACTACTTCACGAGAAAGATTTCTCTTGGTAACATACATTTCAATATTACTCATGGTTGGTACATATTATAGAGTATAGTGTTTATGTCGTTTTTAATATATATATTACTAAAAAATTGAAATATTTTTCTCAGCTTGATTCATAAATTAATTAATTATTATAAATTATGAAGTTAATGTCGCAAACAATAGGTGAAATAGACACATATATATCCATCCCGATATATGATAAATTTCGGTATGATAAAACGAGAAGATTATACATGATAAACGGTCGAATACTATTCGGGTTGATGAATGATGGACCGAACAAGGTCCCCATGTCTAAGTCAACCGATGCTATGATAGAATCGTTTTTGGACTCGAAATCGTTTATAGATACTGTTCGTGGCGACCATAATGGATTTTACGACTCTCATGAATCCCATGCGCAGAGAATCGCGTCGCTTATCGATTTGCGACGGAAGGGGGTCATTATTCATCCCGTGATAATATTTATAGACACCAACCCGGAAAATTTGGAGATCGAGGACGGATGGCATAGAATGCGCGCCGCTTACTACTTGAACGAAGACCTCGAATGTCACTTGGAATTTGATTAATCTTATATATTGATTTATTAAGTATTCCAAAATCAAAAAAATTGAAATGTTTTTCTCAGATTTATTCATAAATCAATTAATTATTAACTAAATTATGAAAACAAGATCTCAAACAAGAGCTGAAATTAAGGAAATGACAGAATTAGTTGAGATGATGGAAGTATTTGAAATAGAAAGGCCAAAGGATGAAATGGAGATAGTAGAAAATGATAATATAACTTACACTTTTGAAACCGAACCTGAAATAGAAATTGTTGATCCATCAAAAAAAAAGAGTCGGTATATAATGATATTTGATGTAGAAACAAATGGTTTATTATCTAGAGTTCAAAAACCTATAGAATTATGTCCTCAAATTTTACAATTAAGTTTCATTATTTATGATGAAGCGAATAATGAAACTGTCCGGATATTCAATGAATATGTGGATGTAGACGATTCCGTTGAAATACCAGAAGATACAATAAAAATCAATGGAATTACAAGAGAAAAATGTAAAGAATTAGGGCGTCCTATTGAATATATACTTGATGAGTTTTATAATGAGTATATGAGATGTGAAACGATAGTAGCTCATAATATTGATTTTGATTCCCGAATGGTGAAAATAGAAATAATGCGACACAGTTCATCAATGTTATGTATTGATCCATCCGTTGTATTTAATTTAGACCAGAATATAGATAGAAAAATATATTGTACCATGTTACACGGAGTCAATTTATGTAATATACCTGGAAGGTATGGAAAAAAGTGGCCAACATTGTTGGAACTTCATTTGAAGATTTTCGGTTGTGTACCAGATGGATTACACGACGCCTTAGTAGATACAAAAGCATGTTTTGAATGCTATAAAATCCTCATTAAAATTTGAATTTCGTCAAGCTCTATTTTGTAATTATAAATAATGTCTTTTTTTTATTCACAATATATAAATATAAAAAATCGACGTGTACTGTTATATATGAGTTTTATATACAAGAAAAAAAAACCAAAGAAAAAGAAAGTTTATTTATCCCGTACTTCGTCGTATAATTATGAGAAACCATTAATTGTTTATGACAATAACGTCTATAGATGTCTTATTGATAACAAAAAAATTAGTTGTGGTCATGTCATCATCCCAATAGATATCATCAAATATGATAAAGATTTAGAAGGTGAAGTAATAGAAAATAATGTCATATATATACACAATGTATGGGAACATCATGACGAAATTGTAATATCATGCTACTACCAAGAACTATAATTAACGTTCATCGTCTGAAGGATAGACATTAAATGTATTCACGAATTCACGTCTTCTTCTTATTCTTGGTAGTCATAATTATATAGAATCTAAATCTAGATCTTATTT